ATTTCTCTTTTCTCCTTCTCTAACAGAGAAATAACAGAAGAGGGAGAAATCTAAGAAAAATTCTAAATTCGATAAAAAAATAAGATTAAAAATGAAATATTTCAAATTATAGTTATAACGAAAATAGATTATTGGGAGATTTCTCTTTTCTCCTTCTCTAACAGAGAAATAACAGAAGAGGGAGAAATCTAAGAAAAATTCTAAATTCGATAAAAAAATAAGATTAAAAATGAAATATTTCAAATTATAGTTATAACGAAAATAGTATTATTGGGGAATGTAATACTTCAAATTATACTTATTACGAAAATAGTATTATTGGGGAATTTCTCTTTTCTCTTTCTCTAACAGAGAAATAACAGAAGGTGGAGAAATCTCAGAAAAATTCTAAAATCAATAAAAAAATATGATTAAAAATTAAATATTCCAAATTATACTTATTACGAAAATAGTATTATTGGGGAATTTCTCTTTTCTCTTTCTCTAACAGAGAAATAACAGAAGGTGGAGAAATCTCAGAAAAATTCTAAAATCAATAAAAAAATATGATTAAAAATTAAATATTCCAAATTATACTTATTACGAAAATAGTATTATTGGAGAATTTCTCTTTTCTCTTTCTCTAACAGAGAAATAACAGAAGGTGGAGAAATCTCAGAAAAATTCTAAAATCAATAAAAAAATATGATTAAAAATTAAATATTCCAAATTATACTTATTACGAAAATAGTATTATTGGAGAATTTCTCTTTTCTCTTTCTCTAACAGAGAAATAACAGAAGGTGGAGAAATCTCAGAAAAATTCTAAAATCAATAAAAAAATATGATTAAAAATTAAATATTCCAAATTATAATTATGTCGGTGTTATTTGATTATTATTGGTTGTTGATTTTTTGCCATTTCCAATATTATATTTTCTAATATGTCAATTTTGCCCGATAATGTATTTTCATCAGTTTATCTTTCACATTTTTGATTGTGGAACCATAAACCATAGTGACTTTTATATTTTTTATCGCATATTTTACATTGATGTTTAGTTTGAATATCTACTTGAACCTGATTTTTTATTAAAGTCACGACATTTTGATTCTTCTTGGTAAGTAAAATTATAGGAAACTTATCTTCTAAATCCAAAATTTCATTTTTTTTTACATAGACGCAGTGGAAACTATGGTGAAGGTTGAAGAAGTTGTTCCTTTATTGCGGTTATCTTTTATGTTGGATCAAAAGTTCAAAAATACACAGAATGGAATCGTTTTTACGGCACTTATCGCCACCGTTGGTTGAACGAACCTAGTATATGTTTCATGATCATATATAAATATATAAATATATAAATATATAAATATATAAATATATAAATAATAAATATATAAATAATAAATATATAAATATTTTTATATACTGTTTAAATAATGACAATTGAACTTAAAAAATTTGATATGAAATATATAACTTTTGACGAAAAGAGTTTGATGATAATAATCATAGGTGGAGAAGAAACGGTTAAAAGTTTCCTAGTACGTGATATTTTAAATCACTATCAAAATATACCTATTGGAACAGTAATTGCAAGTTCAAAAACAAAATTTAACTTTTATTCAAAGTTTATATCTAAGAAATTATTCTACGATGAATATAATCCCATTATAATTGAAAATATTTTCATCCGTCAAAGAATAATAATGAGCCGTGTAGAAGAAGAAATTCAAAATAAACAATCAACGACAGACCCAAGAACAATAGTTGTATTAGATAATTGTTTTTACGATGATTTTATGAGACACAAAGTAACGTGTAATCTCATTATGAATGGAAAAATTTGGAAAATTTCGAGCATCATAACAATGTCTCATCCATTACCGTTTCCACCTACTCTACAGACAAACATAGATTATGTTTTCGTTCTACGTGAAACAGTAAATGATAATAGAAAAATAATATATCAAAATTATGCTTTTTTTTTTGCATCTTTTGAAGAATTTAGTTCAGTGTTGGACAATTTTACAGAATATGAATGCTTAGTAATAAAAAAAAATTCGTTATCCAGAAAATTGGAAGATAATTTATTTTGGTATCGTGCAAAATATTTGGATAGTAATGATGAATTATATTAAAGAAATGATGTTATAACAGAGAAATATTTTTTTTAATGACAACAAAATTTAATTTGTTTATTATTGTTAATTATTTACTAAAAACAAATCTCATAATAAATTGTTACCAAGAAAAAACAAGGAAATCGTGACATTTTAATTATTCTTGGTAGAAAACCATATAGAAACAATTCCAATCAATGTGTATCAATCATGTCAACTATACCCTTAAATATTTTTCAAACATGGCACACAAAAAATGTACCACCAAAAATGAAAGAGTGTATCGAATCTTTAAAGGAAAATAATCCTGAATTCAAGCATTATCTTTTTGATGATAATGATTGTCGTGATTTTATAAAATCTAATTTTGGTCAAGATGTAGTAAACGCGTTTGACACCTTAGAGCCGGGTGCTTATAAGGCTGATTTATGGCGGTATTGCGTTTTATATAAATCAGGCGGTGTTTATTTAGATGTTAAATATAATACTTGCAATGGATTCAAATTGATAGATTTAGTCAATGAAGAGCATTTTTGTTTAGATAATGATAAGATATATGTTTATAATGCATTTATGATATGCAAACCCGAAAATGATATTCTATTGAAATGTATCCATAAAATTGTTGATAATGTTAGAAATCAATACTATGGTGCTAATTGTTTGGCAATTACCGGACCACAAATGATGTTGGAATTTTTTACAGAAGATGATAGAAAACGATTACGTAAAGTGTTTTTCACAGATGATAATGGAAATTTTTACATTAGTTATAATGAAAGACCCATTTTACTCGCCTATCCCGAATATAGAATGGAACAACGAATGTTTCAAATAAAACCCCATTATGGACAATATTGGAATGCAAGAAAAGTTTATAATGTTTAATGTCTATCCTCTAGATCATGAAGTGAAAAATCACTTCATGACTTTTAACGTTCATTATATCTGGCTCTTCTTTTCCCTTCAGGACCACGTGTGGTCTCATTGGGATAGAAGAACTTAAAACATTCGGTTGGAAGAAATTAAATTAGATAATTTCTTGACAACGAAATTAAATTTATATGAGTGCATTTTTGATATATTTATTTTATTCCTTGTAGACGACTTCATCTTCCAATATATTATACCCATAATCGTTCCAAAACCGCATGACGCGAGTGGGATGGAACACATTTTTCATCAAGTCTTCCCGCAAGACATCCATACGGGTCTTGAGGAAGGCTAAATCCAATTCGAAGATGTTCGGATTAGAGGATAACCAACGCCCATCTATCTTATCTAGATTCTTTTCCAATAAATGTATGGCGTTCGGATTTCTGGATAACCGATGCCAATATACCTTATCCAGATTCTTCTCCAATAAAGGTATGGCGTTCGGATTCATGGATAATGAAAACCAATCTATTTTATCCATATTTTTCTCCAATAAATGTATGGCATTCGGATTATGGGATAATCCATGCCAATCTACCTTATCCCAATTCTTCTCCAATAAATGTATGGCATTCAGATTTCTGGATAATCCATACCAACATACTTTATCTAGATTTTTCTCCAATAAATGTATGGCATTCGGATTTGTGGATAACCAAGTCCAATTTATCTTATCTGGATTCTTCTCCAATAAATGTATGGCGTTTGGATTTACGGATAATAAACACCAACACACCTTATCCAGATTTTTCTGCAATAAATGTATGGCGTTCGGATTTTGAGATAATCCATGCCAATCTATTTTGTCTAGATTCTTCTCCAATAAATGTATGGCGTTCGGATTCACGGATAATCCATACCAAGATAATTCATTGATATCTATCCAGTCCAGTAATTTATATAAACCCATTTTGATATAGTTGTGATTATTTATTCATATTGATAATAAAAATGTAATAATATGAATCAATTTTATATTCACAATATGCTATTCCTTGTAGACGACTTCATCTTCCAATATATTATACCCATAATCGTTCCAAAACCGCATGACGCGAGTGGGATGGAACACATTTTTCATCAAGTCTTCCCGCAAGACATCCATACGGGTTTTGAGGAAGGCTAAATCCAATTCGAAGATGTTCGGATTATAGGATAACCAACGCCAATCTATCTTATCTAGATTCTTTTCCAATAAATGTATGGCGTTCGGATTTCTGGATAACCGATGCCAATATACCTTATCCAGATTTTTCTCCAAAATAGGTATGGCGTTCGGATTTATGGATAATGCAAACCAATCAACTTTATCCAGATTCTTCTCCAATAAATGTATGGCATTCGGATTTTGGGATAATCCATGCCAATCTACCTTATCCCAATTCTTCTCCAATAAATGTATGGCATTCAGATTTCTGGATAATCCATACCAACATACTTTATCTAGATTTTTCTCCAATAAATGTATGGCATTCGGATTTGTGGATAACCAAGTCCAATTTATCTTATCTGGATTCTTCTCCAATAAATGTATGGCGTTTGGATTTACGGATAATAAACACCAACACACCTTATCCAGATTTTTCTGCAATAAATGTATGGCGTTCGGATTTTGAGATAATCCATGCCAATCTATTTTGTCTAGATTCTTCTCCAATAAATGTATGGCGTTCGGATTCACGGATAATCCATACCAAGATAATTCATTGATATCTATCCAGTCCAGTAATTTATATAAACCCATTTTGATATAGTTGTGATTATTTATTCATATTGATAATAAAAATGTAATAATATGAATCAATTTTATATTCACAATACATTATTCCTCGTCACTACAAACGACTTGTTCTTCCCGAATGTTCTAGTAGAGTTTATGATAAGAATTGAATCAATGATCCAATATCTCTTGGTTTATCATTTGGATATTCAATATAAGAACCAGATACAATTTTACCCAAAGATGGAAATCCGTCCGGTTTTTTTATATCGACATTATATTTTTCTTTAATTTCTTTAAATTGTTCTTCCATCGTTTCTGAATCAACTGAAATAAAATTTATCGAATCCAGTTTAGTTTTCATATCTTCTATAATTGGTTTTAAAATCTTACAATAATGACACCATTCTGCTGTTATATAAACAAAAGATATTTTACTTTCACTACCTCCTCCTCCTCTTTTTATTTTTATGATCCTTTTAGATTTCTTGGTTCGCTTTCTATTAGTATTATTTTTATTTTTATTTTTGTTTCTGTTCTCATTAGTTTTTCGTTTTTTATTAACAGATTTTCTTCGATATTTCACCATCTATATATATTCTACCGAGAAAATGTGTACAGTTATTATATATGAGAATGATAATTATAGTTTGTTTTATAATTATTTTTATAATGGGTTTTATAGTATTACTAAATAACGAATTTTATGATATGATTTCACCATTAATATCTTCGTGTCCGAATTTATTAGTAAGAAATGGAAATAAATTATCACTATTAAATACAAATATAACGGATAGTGTTATCACATTCGAGACTTTAGAAGATTACAAGAATTATGTAGAAAGACAAAAAGTACAGGGGATATATTGTCCTGTTTTATATATTCAAAAAGAAAATAATGCACAAGGAAACGATATTTATAAAATGTATTCTGATCCGTGTATAAGAGAAACGGGATTCATGACAATACCATTATCAAATATCGAATCAATGGAAGGTGTTTTAGATGCATCAAAAGCAAACCCTCCTTTTAATGCTAATAGTTACCCCGGTTTTGATCCTCATGGATTAAATGTCGGTCAAGTAACAGCTTTAGATAAGGTCCATGATTCTACAAAATTGGAAAAAGAAAGCGATAATGCCATGGATAATAACTGGTCAGGGAATTAGTTAGACGAACTGCTACATTTTACGAATAACTGTTTTTTTTATCTTACCACCTTTGCTTTTATTTTTACCACCTTTGTTTTTTGTTTTTTTTTTACCACCTTTGTTTTTACTACCTTTGTTTTTACCACCTTTGTTTTTTCTTGTTTTATTTTTATTTGTTACATCAACAAATTTTTGAAATCTCGCTTTAACCGTAGGTAACCCTTGACTGTTTATATTTATATTATTGTGTAATTGATTAAAAATACGATCATCATCAATTAATGTAGGTTTATATTTTTCAACATCAAATGCCATTGGAATATTACTGACATTTTCATTTTTCTTTACATATCTTGAATTATTAGTTGTATGTATCAATTCTTTTGCGCCGTCATGATATTTATTTCCTAGAATATTCGTTACATCATCATCATCAATCTCGGGATATGCAGTAAAAGCGGGTTTTATTCTAATTAATTTAGTTTGTATTGGGACTTCTTTTGCTATGTTTAAGTTTTTATTAGCTTGTAATCTTATTAATTTTTTTACGACTATTAAGTAATTAAACTTTAAAAGAAATTCAAAAAGATTATCTTCATAAATTGTATATACAATATTAATTCGTATACCTTTTTCATCATTCTTACCATATTTTCCAGGTTGTGTTATTTCTAGATTGATATAATCACATACTGTTAGTCCTAAATCAGGTTCGATTTCATTTTCTGGAGAATACCAATTTTTCCGTTCTCTAATCATACCCGAATCTTCAATAATAGGAATATAAACTTGATTATTTTTTATTGAATTCATTATTGCTATAAAAAATTTAGGATATGATTTATTGAAATTATATTCAAATAATTCGTATCTATGACGAACTTCTCCTTCAGTTATTGTATCACGTCCTTTTACGTTATCTTTTACGTCTAAAGTAACAGTAATTAATTTCATTTCAGGGTTCATCAATTTTATTTCACTTGGAACATTACTCTGGTGAAATATCTTATGTAAACGTATATCTTCACTTGGATATATAGTTGGTTTGTTAAGTTGAACATGAATCTTTTGAGGATTTAACACTTCTTGGAGAAGATTTTGGATCTTGATGCAATATGAATTGTAGTTCTGAACATTTGGTGAAATATGATTATATTCGTTCATAATATATATATATTATATATTATGACTAAATTAGTCTTCTCTCTCGATTGCAAACGTGTTAAATTACTGCATCGGATAGATTCTCGGATACCCAGGGGGGGGAGAGAAGAGCTTGACCAATTTTTATTTTCCCTCATCACATTATATTTTAAATAATTGCAATTTTTTACTGTAAAAAAAATTTATATTTTTATTACGGAGATAAGTAATTCTGTATATTTTTCAAGGCAGTCGAGTTTATTTTTCTTTCCTTGTCTTTCAATATATAAGTCATATTATTCAAACAATCCGGATTTTCTTTAAAGGCATCCAATAATTTACCCAAAGAATTATACTTTTTAACAATATTTTCACTTATAACTGAACTGACACCAGGTATTTGACATAATATGATTTCAGTAATATTCTCAGGAGTAACATTTTCTTTCTTTACTTTTTTTACAACAGATGTATAGGATGGTATATTTGTAGTAATATCATTCCACATTTTGATATTTTTAGATTCGTTGGTTTCCATTTTTTCAGCCATATACATGATTAAATCAGCGGTTTCTTGACAACTGGATGTTCTCAATACACTAAATCCTTTATAGAAATTCAAGGATGTTATAGCTGAATAAATAATTTTCTTATCTTTATCCGATTGTATAGTTGACATCATACCTTCAATAATATATATTATATTATGAGTACAAATACCACTTGTATGAATTAATCGATGACTTTGTTCTTTATAACGTCCATCTTTTATACTTGATAATAAATCTTGTAATGATTTACGTTCAATAATACACATTTCTTTATCATCATTTGATTTTATAACAATATCACCGATGAGCAAAACATTTTTTTCAATGGTATTTTTTTCAGTCGTTTTCATCGCAACACATCTATCGTATAGATTATTTTCACGAACATCAATAATAATTTTCATGATTTACTTGTATTATCATCTTATGTTTATATTATTTTTTTATATAGTTATTCATAAAAGTGAATTGAACTTGAACTTGAACTTGAAATCAATATTTATATGTAATCACTATTGATATGAATCAAATTATTTAATTTATCATCAATTGGATACTCATTCGGTAATGGAATGAAAGAGGGTGTTTTCTTGATAAAATCATCTAAATTTGTAACGTTATTCATTAATAAGATATTATGTTTACTGTTCAAACACGATATACAATTATTTGATTCAACAAAGTAAGGGGAATTATCGTCCATAATGAGTTGGGTAATAATATGTTTATTATTGTCAAACTTCATCGACTTAAGTATAGTTATCATACTATCTTTATGGTGAAAATAATCATAATTACAACTTTTATATTCAATAGTTGTATCTCCTTTCATAACTATTCTATAATAACCATTTTCTCTTTTTGATTTGAAATATTTACCGTTAATATTAGAATCTGTATGAAAATGATGTTTAGAACCTTTCTCCCAAAAATCATTAAAACTTTGATTTGGGTCATAGGCAGGATTACTTGAACGGTCTATAATATAAAAATATGACGGCATGATTAAATTTAGAAATGAAAACATTTTACTAATATTTTATTGAATAATTATGAAGTACTTTCTATATTAATAATTCTGATTCAATTTTTTACGATATATCGAGACTATATTAATAAGTTGTCAAAATAGATACTATTACAATTCCCGACCCACCCGTGGTAAAACTATCATAATGGTCTCCACCTGCACCCCCACCACCTGTATTGGCACCACCATTACCTCCCAAACCACCGCCATTAAATCCAGTAGCATTACCACCGGGGTTTAATGCAGACCCACCACCAATACCACCAATGGTAGGATGACCCGTAGCACCACCACCACCACCTAATCCACCATTAGATGATATGAAATTAGTAGAACCTGCTCCTCCCCCCCCCCAATAATATGGACCATATGTAGATGTAGATATACCATCTAAAGTACATTTTTTACCAATGCCTCCAAATGCAGTACTATCTGTAGTTAAAGAACCGCCAGCTCCACCAGCTCCACCCCCTCCACCAGAACTTGTTCCATTTCCATTTCCGCCATTAAATCCTTGACCAGGGGTACCTGTTCCACTAGAGATATTACCTCCAGTTGCAAAACCAGCACCTCCCCCCCCTGACCCTCCATTTGATCCTATCATGGTTCCACCAATTGTCTTATTTAATGAGCCTCCCGCTCCTCCACCTAACGATGTTATATTATTTATGGTGTTTGTAGAGAATTGAAGGGTTGTATTAGAACCATTTTGAAAACTACTAGAACCAAGTCCAACTGTTATGCCAATTGTATCCGATGAATTTAATGTAAATGCATTTTGAAGAAACCCTCCCCCTCCGCCACCTGCACCGAGACCATTATTATACCCTGCTCCACCACCAGCAACACTTAAAATATTTAATTTTGGTTTTGATTTAACGTTACTGAAAATCATTGAGCCACTGTTAGTAAAAATATATAATGTATATAAACCATTGATAATAATTGAAGGGTTCCCTGTGTATGTAATTGTAGCAGGACCTAAAGAAATTTTTGACCTACTAGAACTGTGAAATGAGTTTAATGTAGAGAACATAACAATATATATATATATATATATATATATTGCTAAATAGTGAAAACGCAAACTTAACCTCTGCAACATGTATAAACCTTAGATGCAACAATAAATAACTTCGTCATTTATTGGAATCTGCATCTAGGTATTAGACATTAATGTCTATCCTCCAGATGATCACGTATTTTCATTAATTATTTTTTACCAAGAAGATTTATTTATATAAAATAATATAAAAACAATTGAAATAATAACGTAATATAAGAATAATGTCAAAATGGGATTATCAAACGTATTATCCATCTAAAGAAGCAAGTATAAAAAGTAACCGTCATATCATAACTATTCCGATCAAAAAGAACGAAAAATTAGATAATATCATATCTAAGTTTGACGGTACAATAGCAATAACAAAAAAAGAAGACACTGATTATTATGGTACTATTAAATCCTCTTATTTAGTTACTTTTATATTTGATGAAAAATATATAGAAAGTTGTCCTAAAAAATATTTTGCATCTGTCAATTATTTTCCCATGTGCAATTGTTGTGTTTTAGATGACGAAATCGAAGTAGAATCATTAGATAATGTTTTATTGCCTTGTAGAACAGAACTTATCGATGCTTTTACAAAATATTATGTCACTATACCAGACTTTACATGTTATTTTAGTAGTTCAAGTGAAACAATTAAGCCTTATTCAATATATATCGATTGATTTTTTATGGTTTTTGGTAAATCATAATTTATAATATCTTTAGTATAAAACATTAATGTCTATCCTCCAGACGATGAACGTTAAAAATCACTACCTTATCATTGGAGATAGACACAGAGGTTTTCAAATCTCGTTGGTGCTCCGGGCACCGAATGGGATATGAAAGCTTAATGCATACGGATACCATGATTAAATCCAACGGGTAAATTTTGACTTGATGTCATTTTAAACTGCATGTTAATTGCTTTTAAATTGCCATAATTAGATCTTTGTTTCTCAGCACTATGTGACCAATTTGTAACTCCTGTTAATGGAACTAATCCTGATTTTTTAGATCCTCCACCTTGATTTTGATTGATGATACTTGACATACTTGATGTCTTTTTTGTTGTGCTTAAAACCATTATATATATAAGTACTTATATATTATAAAAAAGGATATAAACAATTAATATTATATATTGTATAATACTAATTCAATTGAATTGAATTATCATTATGTCAATGAATTTAAAAAATCGGAAATTTACGAATAGTTGTGAAGATGATATATATATTGAAAAAGGATTAAATGGATTAGATACTTATTTTTATGATCCATATAATTCGCTAAATAAAGAGATTACTCCCGAAGATGTGAAAATTATATTGAAAACGTACGGTATTAATATACCAATCAATAATTTTAATTTATATCGACGTGCATTTGCACATAGATCATATATTAGGATTCCTTTTAATGAAAATTTACATAAAAATGTCATTTTTGTACCTAAACCAAATGATTGTCTTCCATTATATACAAAATCAAACGAACGTTTGGAATTTATTGGTGATGGTATTTTAGAATGTATTACAAAATACTATCTTTATCGTAGATTTCCAAAGGAAAATGAAGGTTTTATGACTGAAAAAAAAATAGCTTTAGTAAAAAATGAATCTATTGGAAGAATAGCTTATGAAATGGGTTTACATAAATGGATCATATTATCAAAACAATCAGAAGAGAAACAAACAAGGACAAATTTAAAAAAATTAGGATGTTTATTTGAATCATTTATTGGAGCATTATTTCTTGATTTTAATAAAATGACAATTGAAGATGAAGATGGAATGTTTGGAAATTTGTTTGTTACTGGTCCAGGATTTCAAATGGTTCAAATATTTATTGAAACTATTTTTGAAAAACATGTTGATTGGATTGAATTGATTCGTAATGATGATAACTATAAAAACATTCTACAAGTAAAAATACAAAAAGAATTTAAAGTAACACCTCACTATATGGAAATAGGTCAATATAATGTAGTTAATGGTTACCATATGGGAGTATATTTATGTTTAGGACAACCTATTTATAATGCGAATCATATCAATTCTATTCCAATTTCGAATTTTAATAATTTTAATGAAATTCATGAATATATGTCAATTCATGGAAAAATACTTGTTTTTCTTGGGGAAGGAAGACATAAAATTAAAAAGAAGGCTGAACAAATGGCGTCAATGGCTAATCTTTCATCTTATGAATTTTAATGTCTAATGATGAACGTTATATAGACTTATATAGGATTTCGTGTCTATCCTCCAGTTGATGAACGTGAAAAATCATGAATTGATCATAGACATCTGGCTTTTCTTTTCCCTTCGGGACCACACGTGGTCCCATTGGGAGAGTAAAGCTTAAAAGATTATAACACGACTGGTTTAGGAGAGGTATATTAGGGAATTCTTAACATTTTTTATATATCTTTATTGTTATATATGGAACAAAAACAAGATGAGTTTATGCAATTCTTGATAAAAAGTAAAGTCATGGATGTAAAACAAAAATATGGATTTGGGATTAATTCAAACCAAAATCATGAGACTAAAAAAGATAATGTGGAAGATTTTGATAGACAAATATTTCTAGATCAATTATTTCGTGGTAAATCAAGACCTGTAGTATTAAAAAAGGCTAAATCCATAAGTGATACGAAAGACATAAATGATATAGATAATGCTAATATGAAGGATGATTCTAAGATAAAAGATGATACTAAAGCTATAGATGATGCTAAAGATATGGATGATGCTAAAGATATGGATGATGCAAATATGAAGGATAATGCTAAAGATATAGATGATGTAAATAATAAAATCGAAAAAATAAAAATAAAAAAGTTGAAAACTACAGTAGCAAACCCGACATTAAACCCAATAAAAAATGATAAAAATGATAACAATTTACAAATTGGTAAAAAGGTTATCATAAAGAGAAAACCAATACTAATAAAGACGAATAATTTGTATATGAATAACCGAAAAAATTTTATTTCAAATGTAAATGAATTATTGAAAAAATATGTCAATGAATTAGGTGATGATAGCAAAGGAATTTCTTGTAAAAGTCTTTCTGAAGGAAGAAAAACTGGTGATTTTAAGTTATTGACTCATCAAAAGATTGTTCTTGATTATCTCAATATAGATACACCCTATCGTGGATTATTATTGTTTCATGGATTAGGGTCAGGAAAAACATGTACTGCTATTGCTATAGCAGAAGGAATGAAAACAAAAAGACATATCATAGTCATGACTCCCGCTTCATTACAAGTTAATTTTATAAGTGAATTACAAAAATGTGGCGATAAATTATATAAACAATTACAGTATTGGGAATTCAAAAAATTGGAAAATAATAATTTTGACATCTTTTCGTCCTTGTTACTTTCAGATGATTTCATTTTAAAAATGAAGGGAGTATGGATTGGAGATGCAACAAAGGCGTCAAATTATCACACCCTTACAGATAAAGATCGAAAACAAATAAATAAACAGATAGATATGATGATACAGGAAAAATATACAAATTTAAACTATAACGGTGGAATAAATGCCAAAAAAATGAAAGAAATTACAATGGATTATACAATTAATCCCTTTGATAACAAAGTTATCATTATAGATGAGGCACATAATTTTGTAGGCAGAATAGTCAATAAATTACCAAAAACATCTATTATCAATATTAAAAAAAAAACGGAAAGAAAAGAATCCATCAGTGAAAAATTATATTATTATTTAATGCGAGCAGTTAATGTGAGAATTGTTCTTTTAACTGGAACTCCAATAATTAATTATCCGATAGAGATTGGTGTATTATTCAATATTCTTAGGGGATTTACAAAAACATGGACATTGGATCTAAATATTGATACAACAAAAAAAATAAATAAAGAATCAATATTAGATATGTTTCATAAAGACAATTTCAATTCATTCGATTATGTCTCATATAGTGGGAATAAATTGACAATAACACGTAATCCATCAGGATTTATAAATCAACAAAGAATTAATAATAATAACAATAATTTCAATAAAAAAAAAGGTGGAACAAAACGTCATAAAACATCGCTATATACAACAAAGAAAAAACGACCAATATTAGATGATATTCCGTATATTTTATTACCACATATGCAATATACAAGTGATATTATGGTCCGTGATTTTGGGGGGGGTGGTGTCAATGATACTTATAATGGAGTTCAATTTGATGAAAATAATTTGTCTCATATGAATGATTCTCTTTTTATCAATAGAATTGATAATATCTTGAAAAAAAACGATATAACAATTGAATCTGAAAAAATAACTGATCATAAGTGCTTACCGGATGACGATTCATTTGGAAAATATTTTATTGATCATGATAAAGGAATAATGAAAAATGAAGATCTTTTTAAACGTCGTATTCTTGGATTATCGTCTTATTTTAGAAGTGCTCAAGAAAATTTATTGCCTAAATATGAATTGAATAAAGATAATGGTATTTATCACATTGAAAACTGTATTATGAGCGAACATCAATTAGGTTATTATGCAAGGGAAAGAAAACAAGAGGACGATAGTGATAAAAATAAAAGAAAAATGAAAGCCATCAATTCGGAGGAAGAAAGTGCTTCAACCTATCGTATACGTTCGAGAATGGTTTGCAATTTTACCTATCCAGAAGAAATTCCACGTCCACGTTCAAATCAAAAGATTCAAAATGAAGAAGATAGTGATATAGATGAATTAAATGAAGAATTCATGGAAATGAAATTATTGAATGAATTTGATGATGACAAAGAAGATGACGATGATGATGACCAAAATGAAGACCACGAGGAAGGTGTTCTTCGTCGAAAACTGAAGAGAGAAAATAAAACCGGTAAAGGTTCAGAGTATCAAGATGCAATTATTGATTCATTGAAAAAACTAAAAGATTCGGACTATTTATCCAAAGAAAATTTATTGATGTATAGTCCGAAATTTGCAAGAGTTCTTGATAATGTTCAAAACGAATCACATAAAGGTCTTCATTTATTGTATAGTAATTTTAGAACAGTTGAAGGTGTAGGGATATTAAAATTAGTTCTTCAAAATAATGGTTTTAGTGAATTCAAAATAAAAAAAGTCGGTAAGTCCTGGGAAATAATCGAAAACGAAGACGATAAAGGAAAACCAAAATTTGTATTATATACAGGAACAGAAAATAGTGAAGAGAAAGAAATAATTCGTAATATATATAATAGTAATTGGATTGACCCCTTTGTTCCTCAATCAATTATAAACAAATTACAGAAAATAGACCCGATTAACAAGAATTTATATGGTTCAGTGATAAAACTAATCATGATTACCGCAAGTGGGGCTGAAGGAATTAATCTAAAGAATACAAGATATGTTCATCTGGTTGAACCATATTGGCATATGGTACGATTTCAACAGGTTGTTGGTCGTGCAAGACGAATTTGTAGTCATGAAGATTTACCTGTAGAATTACACACTATAAAAGTCTTTGTTTATTTATCTGTCTTGAGTGAAACACAAAAAACCAATAAGAGTTATTTGGATTTATTGCGTATTGATAAAAGCAGGTATTCTGAGAATAAAACAGTAACGACGGATGAATATTTATTTGAGAGTGCCGAGAAGAAGGATAATATCAATCAAACTATTCTGAATGCAGTAAAAAGTTCGGCGATTGATTGCAAATTGTTTAACAAAGGAAGTGAAAATTATTTATGTTATAATATTCAAGGCGTGAATAATGATTTTTTGACTTTACCCGATATAGCAATGGATGAAAAATATTCAGATAGTGGTAACAATGGTAATTATCGTGAAATCATACAAATGCAATTAACAAAAATTACGGTGAAAGGAGTGGATTATTATATGAATGAAGCCACTAAAGACTTTTATAGTGTTGATGATTACAAACGTGGAATTGCGATCAATGATTTTACAAACATCTTACCTCTTGGTAAACTTGTAAAAAAAAAAGAGGAAGATGGTTTTGAGATGGAATTTTATAAACAATGAAATATATTTAATAAACAAAATCTTCGTCAATATTGCATCGAATTAATGTAAAACCTTCCCTCAAATAAATGAGGAAACCTCTTTCTCTCATATAGGTAAAATTTATATTTTTATAGGTCATATAGTTACTCGACCTCATTACTACTCATCTTCCTACATTACTTGATCTTCCAGAATGTCATACCCATAATCCTCGTAAAATCGCATGACGCGGGTAGGATGGAATAATTTCTTCATCAAGTCCTCCCGTAAGATATCCATACGAGTCTTGATGAAGACGAGATCCAATTCGAATATGTTCGGATTTTGGGATAATAAAGACCAATATACCTTATCCAGATTTTTCTCCAATAAATGTATGGCATTCGGATTCACGGATAATCCACACCAATCTACTTTATCCATATTATTCTCCAATAAATGTATGGCGTTCGGATTTTCGGATAATGTACACCAAGATACTTTATCTAGATTCTTCTCCAGTAAATGTATGGCGTTCGGATTCACGGATAATCTATACCAATCAACTTTATCCAGATTTTTCTCCAATAAATGTATGGCATTCGGATTTCTGGATAATCCATACCAATCAACTTTATCCAGATTCTTCTCCAATAAAGGTATGGCGTTCGGATTCATGGATAATGCAAACCAAATTACTTTATCCAGATTCTTCTCCAATAAATGTATGGCATTCGGATTTTGGGATAATCCATACCAGTGTATCTTATCTATATTCTTCTCCAACATATATATGGCGTTCGGATTTTGGGATAACCAAAACCAATCAATTTTATCCAGATTCTTCTCCAATAAAGGTATTGCGTTCGGATTAAAGGATAACCAAAACCAATCAACTTTATCCAGATTTTTCTCCAGTATATGTATGGCGTTCAAATTACCAGATAATTCATCCCAATCAATCTTATCCTGATTCTTCTCGAATAAATGTATGGCATTCGGATTTTCGGATAAATAAGCCCAATCTACTTTATCCATATTCTTCTTCAATAAATGTATGGCGTTCGGATTAGAGGATAGCGTTCTCCAGTTCAATTTATCAATATCTACCCAGTCCCGTAATTTATATAGGCACATTCTTGGTATATTTGAGATTATTTCTTTATATTTATAATAAAAAAATAATAAAATAAATCAATTTTATCACTCGATGGAATGTGTATTCATATCAATTAGGATGGATATATTGACATATTATTTTGACTGCATATATATTGGTTATGAATATCTACCGTTACTATTTAAAAGTTCATTCATTATTTAAATTGTGTTAGTATTTTTATATGTCATATAGTTACTCGACCTCATTACTACTCATCTTCCTACATTACTTGATCTTCCAGAATGTCATACCCATAATCCTCGTAAAATCGCATGACGCGGGTAGGATGGAATAATTTCTTCATCAAGTCCTCCCGTAAGATATCCATACGAGTCTTGATGAAGACGAGATCCAATTCGAATATATTCGGATTATTGGACAACAATTCCCAATCAACTTTATCCAGATTTTTCTCCAATAAATGTATGGCATTTCGATTTTTGGATAACCAAGTCCAATCAATTTTATCCCGATTCTTCTCCAGTAAATGTATGGCGTCCGGATTAAAGGATAACCATTTCCAATCTACCTTATCTATATTCTTCTCCAGTAAATGTATGGCGTTCGGATTTTCGGATAATGCAAACCAATGAACTTTATCCAGATTCTTCTCCAATAAATGTATGGCATTCGGATTTCTGGATAATCCATACCAATCAACTTTATCCAGATTCTTCTCCAATAAAGGTATGGCGTTCGGATTCATGGATAATGAAAACCAATCAACTTTATCCAGATTCTTCTCCAATATATGTATGGCGTTTTGATTTCTGGATAATCCACACCAATCAACTTTATCCAGATTTTTCTCCAGTATATGTATGGCGTTCAGATTACCAGATAATTCATCCCAATCAATCTTATCCTGATTCTTCTCGAATAAATGTATGGCATTCGGATTTTCGCTTAAATAAGCCCAATCTACTTTATCCAGATTCTTCTCCAATAAATGTATGGCGTTCAGATTTTCGGATAAATAAGCCCAAGATACCTTATCCAGATTCGTCTTCAACAAATGTATGGCGTTCGGATTTTGAGATAACCGATTCCAATCAATCTTATCCAGATTCTTCTCCAATAGATGTATGGCATTCGGATTTTTGGATAAATAATACCAATCTATCTTATCAATATCTACCCAGTCCCGTAATTTATGTAGGCACATTCTTGGTATATTTGAGATTATTTCTTTATATTTATAGTAAGAAAACAATAAAATAAATCAATTTTTTGAATAAAACTCCTATGAGATTTTATTCAAAATTTATTAAAACTTGTATCGTTTAAAAATTTCTAATGCTACTAACCCACCAAATACTTGAGATAAACAATAAGGTATTACCTCACTTTTGGGAATTCTTCCAAAACACGACAACACAATAACAACTGCCGGATTAATAAATCCTCCTGAAATACGTGAAGTCAATAATAACACAATTGCTAGAGTAGCGCTAATTGCTAAAGGATGACCAGTTGCCAAAATAACATAAACAAACAGCAACGTTCCAATGAATTCAACTAAATACTTTTGAAACATTATTCAATATATATACGGTAATATTTTTATTATAATATATAGATTTATATCATAGCAAATGTGTGAAACAACTATAGGAATTGAAAACATTTCAATCTTCAATACTATTTTAAAAAACAACAAGGGTTTACAAATTATAAAATTCGGTGCCACCTGGTGTAAACCATGTCAGAATATAGGAGAACTTGTCCAACGTAGATTCAGTGAAATGAATAAATTGAATTATGTGAATACACATACCGTGGACATTGACGATAATCCTGAAATCTATAATTATCTCAGAAAGAAGAAGATGTTTATTGGAATACCTGCCATATTAATGTATAAAAAAGGAAATTTTTCACATGTTTGTGATGAATCTGTCAATAGTTCAAATTTGTCACAAATAGACCATTTTTTTGAAAGATGTATTGAGCAAAGAAATAATCTATAAATTTAGGAACATCTTTATTTTTCTTATACTTATATAATAACAATGAGTATTCTACTATCCTATGCATCATGTAATACAGATACTTTGATACTTTTTTGTATTATATTACCCTTTATGATTATTGCGATAATGATTATGAAATTATTTGTAGATGGTGAAATTTATAAAGATAGACATGGTTGTTGGCCCATATCCTTTTACTTTGGTGAGACACATGGATGTAGACGATTGTTATACAAAAATATTAATACGACTATAAAGAAGAACAAAAACAAGAACAAAGAATCATTTGAAATTCAGAATACAAATACAAACAATTGCTATTATTATTATTATCATCCTTATTTATATTTAAAGGAATTTATTTCTGACATACTACTCAGAATAAGGACGGCAAATAAAATGGTTTCAACTATGTCTAATCAATTTATTCAAATGAATGAATCTATATCGAATTCAATATTGTCTATTTTTCAAGAAAAAATATCATTATCATTTACATGAATATCTTTTTTTCATTATATATTATATAATATACAAAATGAAAAAAGTTTATAAAATCATATTAATCGTTATATTGGTTATTTTTCTTTTTTCTTTATCTCATTGCGTTCCAGTCATTGTTCATACTACCAATGAGGGATTCAAAAAAATGGTCGAACATCATTCAAGTCAAAATACATGTCAAAAAGTAGATGGATTTGATGGTATTTTATGTTCTCCTGATTATAATGGTAACCCATGTGATATTTATTCAACTAGTGAAGGTTCTTTATCAAATAAGTCTTATGGATATACTAATTCTCGTGGGTTTTTAGATATGAATCGGGAACAGTTGCGTTTATTAACGACTCGTGGTGGAAATGCGGCGAATTGAATGTCAGTAATTATTCAATAATGTGACATTTGATACAATACTGGATCATTTGAGAACGGTCGGGATCAATATCAATCAAATCTGTTACAAATTCATGAATACATTTGGGGTTACATTTAGGAATTTCCTTTTCAATCTCTCCTTTTTCATCCATTTAGATATATAGGACTATTGTTTCTATATCCTTATTTTCATCTATTATATGAGTAAATTAATCTCCATCGATCCTCGATTTTTCGGTCAATTTCTGTCAATTTATTGTCTATCTCTCTTAAAGGTTGTGTCATACAAGATTCGAAACATGAACCACTTCCAAATGCAATTAAATATGATAAAAAAGTTCCCGTAAATCCTGCAATTATAAATTCAAACATTTTATTATTATCATATAATGAAACGAATTCTTTATATGATATTCATCTATTATATGGTTTAATTTTTGTTGTTTTTTCCGACATTAATCGATTTATTTCTTTGGTTGAATCATCTATTTTATCGGATATTTTGCTCAATTTATTATCTAAATTATTTTCTATAGCTATCAATTTATCATCAAACGATTGCGTAGAAAGTGCACGACAAAATGCACCACCTTCAAATACAATGAAATATGATAAATAAGTACCGGTAAATCCTGCAATTATAAATTCAAACATTATATAAATATAGAATGAACTCTATATATTCATTTAACACATATGTTAATGTATTAATTTGTCTCACGATAATCATAATTATCCAATATTAAATCTCCCATAATTATGATTCCAGTGAGACAAATTGAGCTTATTCGTCGATATCATTTTTAATTCTGATATTATTAATATATACGCTCATGAAATTAATAATATCTATGTAGAACCTCAATGTTCTTTACCTCGACGTCTTCGATTACGTTTTTTCGATGTATTTGACTTTATAAGTCGTTTTTTATTTGTATTATATTTCAATGACCTTGTGCGCTTTTGAGAATTCACTCTTTTCCCTCCGAAATACAATGTATCACGACCGAACACAAGATTATTTTTATTTGCATTTAGTTCTATGTCTGCAATAACTCGTTTTCCAAGAAGTCCAGCTTCGCTGTATTTACGTGTGGCAAATTCTACAAAATTCGCTTTACGCAAATCGCCTGACAGATTTTTCAATTCATCGTTCCATTCTTCCTCCGAATTTCCCGATTTATTTGTCCATTCTTGAATCACTTCATTCATGCTCAGAAGAGAGCCCCCGAATATCTTTTTTAGTTTAACAAATTCTTCATTGGAGGCACACGCATCAGCTTCGCCCAAACATATCGTCAAAACGGTGCTCCCGACCAATGTACAGAAACGTTCAAGTATTCCACCGACGCAGCTTAATGCATTTGCACCAGATACATTGTATGCGTGGGCGTTATCATCTATGAATGTGTTAACATATAACTCTTTGAATGCCTTATTTTGCTTCACAACAAACTCCATCGTTTTACCAATCATATTTCTGTTCGTTTTATGATTTGGATTTGTTTCCCTGAGAAGATGACACGTATATAATTTATTAATTATGCTGATTAATTCATCTCGTTTGACTTGTTGTAAATTTTCGGGAATATTTTCTGTAATCATAGTATTAAAATCAGATAATATACGAACTTTAAAATCAACTTCATTTACGTTTGAATAATCGGTGGTTATTCCAATTGCATCGATATACTCATCCAAATCTACTTTTGATGCTGCTTTGTGAATCTCAAGGGCTATTTCTACATTCTCAGTATTTGCACCACGTTCTATCATACGATCATGAAACCATGTATTGGTTGTTCTATCATCGTTAAACCTATGCCATGATATACCTACTCCATGTCGAAGATCGTCTAACCACATCCCTTCATATATTTCACCATGTACATAAATCATTTTTCCCATACCAGATTTCTTGTCATTCAGCCAATCTCCTTCATAGATATCTGACCTCGTATCATCTTCATAAAGAGCATAAATCATGTGTCCTTTTCCCGATCGCTTGGAATTAACAATTGCGCCTCTATATATATCACCTGAGATATATGTTATATTTTCGTCAAGACCGTTTAAGGGTGTCAATACATCATTTACCCAAAAATGATTTTCTTTCACACGATTTCGATCTATGATGGTTCCCATACCCTCCTTTTTACCATTGACAAACTTCACAATGTATATTTTTCCGTCCCCGTCTACAAGTTCTCCTACACCTGACATTTTATCATTTTCAAAAGTTCCTCTATATATTGTATCTTCAACAAAATCTTTATACAATCCATCATATATTTTATCTGAAACCCATTTACCCGTGAAACTATATTTTTCAGGTACAGTGTACGTTCCAGAAGTTCTTTTTTCTTCTTTCCAAGAACCTTCATATATCGAACCATCCGAGTATTTCATCTCACCCTTTCCGTGTCTTTTTCCAGGGTTTAAGAAAAAGGTTTCTCCCGTGTAAGAACCAACATCATTCGGTGGATTATTGATTGACAATGTTGTGATTTTTCCTCCGCTAAATATTCTTCGAGATTTATTGCGATGTTTAACTGACTTAACAAACCTCCTCGAAAGTATCGACCGTTTCACCATTGGTGATACTATATATGAATATTATAATTATATTTATTTTATTCTCTGTATCGTTTAGTTATATCATTATTCAAAATGCGATATAACTAAATAACACCATGATAATATCTGTTTTGATTATAACTCGCACAACTCGAACTAATAAATATAGAATCTTTTATAATAAAAACTAAATATCATTAATTATAATAAATCGGTAATTTGAGAATATAATGCGAAATATAAATTGTATTATAGAAAAAAATGATATAATTAAAAAAAAATCTTTTTTTATTAATTACAAAATCTTATCTAATAGGTTTCATTATCACACCATACAATAAAGCACAATCGTTTTTCTATGTTATCAATATATAATTGCCAGTTGTTTTTCTCTTTAGATTTTGAAGGAAGATCCAAATTGAAAGGTATGTTATTTTCTGCCGCCTTAACTACATCATTAATGTAAAGATTATATGCATTTTTAGTTTTTGGTTCTAAGATTCTCAGGCATGTATTCTGTTTGTCTTTGATAAAAGTCAGAAGTGAAGTGTATTCTGGTTTATCTATCAACAAATTTGTGATATAATTCAATTTAGACACACGAGTTTTCAATTTGAAAATGTCATTATTTTCAAATTTGATTATTACAGGCACTCTTTTATTTGAATTTTCTGAATCGTCTACCTTTAAATTTTTGATATTATGAGTTGATAGAAATGTGCTCTTAGAACCATAAGAGGTAGCATAAACCAAATCTTTATTTGAAGGGTCTGTATACCAGTTTTCGTACTGATATATTCCTTCAACTGATGTACGATATGGTCCAGTCTTATAACCCTTTTCAATTATATCTCTCCAGTACCCCGACATTCTGCCCGGTAAGCCCTGAACTTGTACACCAACCTCACAACTATTGGTATACCTTTCATGAGTCGCCCCAATTTTTAATTTCCACTCATTAGGAATTAAATTTGCACGACGGAATAAACCCTTGATGGCTAAAACCACATGAGATTTTAAAGGCGAAGAAAATAACTGATTCAATTCTTCCGTTTCAATTCTTTCGACAGAGTTATGATTTCTAAACAAGATATTATGTTTCTCACACGCTTTTTTGATAAAATTTTTATTATCATCATCGGTTCTAATTATATGGATTCTTAAATCATCTTTATAATTATCAATAATGTCTTCTTTTATCCATTTTTCTGCCATTTCGACATTTGTTATAGGATAATATTCTTTGATAATTCTTCTCTCAAGAAAATCTTTATGTCCAATATATGATTTTGGAACAGACATACGATGAGTATAATGTTTATCCCCCCATTGACATAAACTATGATGTTCATTTACCATAGTGGCACTAACAAATATCATTCGTATGTTGTTTTCTTTCATATAATGAATGTCAAGAATACCACTTTCCTTTAATAAGATATGTAATCGTTGATTCTCTTTATCTCCGGTATCAATTTCATCGTTGATAATTAACGCATTTTTTATATTTTTAAGTTTAGATTTAAGTTGCAATAGCTTTCCATGATGATATATATTATCTTTGAAACAATTAGGTACTTTTTCTTTAAAATCAGATTCCCATGAAACATTACTCATGGCGGTGACGAAAAATACATTCTTTCGATTGATTGAAAAGGTATCATCGTCGTGAGTAGCGATTCTTTTTGCTACTTCAATCATAAGTCCATCCATCCCCAACTTTGTCCTTTTAATAACACTTATCACTCTTACATCTGTTGTGTAAAATTTGTTGATAATATCAGATGCGTCTTTTTTTTGGTTTTCATAAATATATTCAGATCCGTATCTTACATCACCTGATAGATGAAGTTCATTATTCTTAGCCTCGGCGCTATCATAATCATTCATAACGATTTTCTTGTTAATTTTCTTGAGATTCATAGATTCGGTCATTATTACTGCATTAGTTTATATTTGGCTATATAAAATCGAAAAAAGTGTTTCAATTTTTTATTTTTTTCTTATTTCAATTTTTTATTTTTTTCAATTTATATTTTTTGTTCAGCAATTAAATTTTTATTTTTTTCAATTTTTATTTTTTGTTCAGCAATTAAATTTTTGAGTAATTCCATTTTTCGATAGTTTTTTTCTATTTCTATATCAATATCTAAATTTCGTTGCATTATATTTGAATTTTGCCGTTCATGATCACTATCATAATCACTATCATAATCACTATCATAATCATCGGAAATATTTGAATATATACTATCTTCATCGGAGATATCTGAATATTCACCATTTTTTTCTTCAAAAATAGACTCCATTTCTATTGAGTTCATTTTTTCTTATAAAATTTGAATACTTTATGAATAATTCAGATAACAAAAAAACGTTTCAATTTTATCTGATTCTATTTGGAGAACTTTTCTTTCTTGGTAGAAATAAAATATGGCAAATAGAATTTAGTTTCTATAAAAAATAAGTAAAACAATCTGATTTAAATTCACTAATAGACATTTATTCTATCTAATATAATACGAATGAAAAAAATACAATCAATTTTTTTAAATATGAGAATATCAAGAAAAAAAAGAAGAAGAATTTTATTTAAATTTACAGTTTATATTACCCACTAAATACAAAATTATCAAATCAAAATTAAATATACATAGCTAATACACTTTGATTGAGTTGTCCATCAGTCTTGATAAATAAATCGACATTTTCCTTAGTGACAGTAAATGGGAATTCGATTGTTATGTCTAGGTCTTTTCCTAAAAATTTGTTCTTGTCATTATCTACTAATCTAAGTAGATTGATTTTGGTATGAATAATTTCCAAACATCTCTTTAAATTACGCACTCCTTCTTCTTTTTGTGTCATTTTCTGATTTGTGATGATATAGGATAACACATCATCAGGAATCATAATATCACCTTCTTTGAAATTAACTTGTTCTCTAATTTTGGGTAATAAATATTTATTTGCAATAACAATCTTATCTTTCGTCTCATACCCCTTCACATGAATATTATACATTCTGTCTTTTAATATTGGATTTATTTTCGATTCATCATTATAGCTGAATATAAATAGACATTTACTGAGATCAAAGTCAATTTCTGAAAAGTACTTGTCGTGAAATTGATTATTCTGAGTCGTATCTGTCAAATGTGTCAATATCCCCGTAATTTCTTCACCTTTAGGTGTATCACTAATCTTGTCCAATTCATCAAAATAGATGACGGGATTCATGCATTTACTGTCGATTAAAATCTGAGCAATTTTACCATAATTTGCCGCTTCATAGGTGAAACTATGTCCTTCTAAAAACGATGCATCCGAATTCCCACCTAAACTTATAAAGGCAAATTCTCTTCCCAAAATTTTACTGATACCATCCTTAACAATGCTTGTTTTTCCAACTCCCGCACTTCCGTGGATAGCAATGGCTGTACCCATAGCCGAAGGGTTCGTGATCCATTGTCCAATCATTTGTAATATTTGAATCTTGGCATCTTCCATACCATAAACTGTCTCGTCCAAGGTTTTCTTTGCATTTACTAAATAATTATTACAAACCTCTTTTCCATCATTGATATTTACTGACAAGTTTTTATATATACCAAATGGGATTCTATAAAAGTTATCCACCCAACACTTCATTTTATGGTATTCACCGCTACACGGTTCCATATTGAGCATCATATTTAGTCGTAATAGAATAGTGGCTTTATATTTAGGTGGAATACTTGATTGTAGGAGAGCTAATCTATAGGGTTTATCAATATTCATATGTTTGTTTATTTCTTCCAATTCTTTCATGATATTTTTTTGTTCAGTGTTTGACAATTTCTTTTTAAAATAATCGATTTCACAGGTATTTTCGTGCCTGTTTTCAGATTTGATGAGTTTATAGAACTCTTTGGCGTTAGTTGTTCGGGATTTTTTTACCAATTTATTTATGGAATTTTTACATTCATCGATTGCCTTTAGCAAAATCTTACTATTTGGTTTTACTAATAAATTGTTTGATAATGTTTTCTTAAGATCCAAAAGTTCCACGTATTTTTTAGTCACATCCGTCTTTTTTTCTTTCTTTATTTTATCCGAATTTTCTTTTTTATCTTTTTTATCCTTCATGTCGACATAATTTTCCTTCATAAATGTCTTTTCATCATCACTATTACAATCTTCATTATCTTCATTTAAGGATCGCTCAATATCTTCATCCTCATAATCTTCGTCATACTCATAACTATTATCTTGTTGACAATAATTTGATAAAATAATATTGAATTTATTAATATCTTGTTTTCTCTTATTTTTCTTTTCATCGTAATTAGACTCGTCCGAATCAAAATCTGATTCTATGTTCTTTTTATTTTTTGAACTCGGTTTTCTTTCTTTCTCCGATTCACTACTACTACTACTAATCCAACTATTTTTCTTACCCGCCTTTTTGTTCTTTGATTTATGCTTTACTTCGTCTTCTGATTCACTACTACTACTACTACTATGTTTTTTACTTATTTTTTTATTTTTTGACTTGTGTTTAATTTCTTCTTCAGAATCACTATCTTTTCTCATTTTTCTGCTCTTTTTATGTTTCATTTCTTCTTTGGTATCACGGGTTTCTTTTTTATTGTGTTTTTTATCTTTTATTTCAATTTCTTCTTCAGAATCACTGTCACTTACAATGATACGTCTTCTAATGATACATTTCTTTTTAATTTCTTCTTCTCCATCCCCTTCTGAATCTGAAGAAGAAGGTGAAGAAGAAGATACGGAATCATCGGTCGATTCCCATTCAGATGAATCACATTCAGATGAATCCGAAAGTTCAATCACCTTCTTTTTACTAATCATGTTCTTACCTGTACTTTTGACACTTTGATTGGACTCAATTTTCTTAGTAATAACTGGCATTGTTTTGTATTAAATTATGATTATTATTTGATTTTATATTATCTATAAATTGTAGAAAATCTGAATCAATTTTTTATACTGCGTCAAATAATTCTTTATTATATAATAATAAAGAATAAATAATAATATAATTATCATCATGAATATGAATGAAATATTAGAAAGAGAACATATTTCTATTGAAATCAAAGAAATATTGAATGATTTTCAGGCAAATTGTCGAAATATTTCTTATAAAAAAGGGATTTATATCTATGGTTCTCCAGGTGCTGGTAAAACATATTTTATAATGAATATATTAAAAGAATTGAATTATGATGCTATAAAATATGATGCGGGTGATGTACGTAACAAAACATTAATTGACACAATAACATGTAATAACATATCAAGTAAGAATGTTTTATATATGATGAATAGAAAAGTCAAAAATATAGCGATTGTTATGGATGAAATTGATGGTATGAATAATGGTGATAAAGGTGGTATTACGTCTTTAATAAAATTAATTCGTCAAAAAAAGACAAAGAAACAGAAACTTGAGAATGTCACACTAAATCCAATTATTTGTATCGGTAATTATAATGTTGATAAAAAAATCAAGGAATTAATGAAAGTTTGTAATGTATTTGAGTTGAAACCAATCACTTCTTTACAAATTGAAAAATTATTATATTATAAAGATATTACACCACATATAGAAAAGAGTAGTACAAATGATACTATTATTAAATATATTCAAGGCGATTTAAGAAAATTACATTTCATAGAGAAAATTATGAAAAATAAACCGGAATTATTATTAAATGATACGGTTCTGGAAAAATTCTTCCATTTAAAATCACATAACGACGATTCAAAAAAAATAACAAAATCGATCATGAATAATTATATTAGTTTACAAAACCATGGTCAATTCATGAATGAAACTGAACGAACTATCGTTGCTCTTTTATATCATGAAAATATAATTGATCCTTTATTTTCAGATTCAACATTGGATACTAATTCAACAAATAAATATACCTTTTATACCAAAATATTAGAGAATATTTGTTTTGCGGATCATACAGATAGAGTGACATTTCAAAATCAAATATGGATATTCAATGAAATGTCATCTTTGATAAAAACTTTTTCAAACAATTACTTGTATCATACAAAATTTCCTGAACTCGCAAATTCCTTTAATCCAGCCGAAGTAAGATTTACCAAAGTCTTGACAAAATATTCTACTGAATACAATAATCAATTATTCATTTACTTTCTTTGCCAAGAATTAGATATGGATAAAAAAGACATGATTTCTTTATTTCAGGAACTTCGATTAATGTATAAAAAAAATTCCAAGAATTTCATGAGTAATATCGAAGAAATATTTCAAGACACAAATATTACCATCTTGGACATTAAACGAATTTATCGTTTTATAGACAAAAATGTCAAATCAGATGAAATTGATGAAAATGATGATGAATAAATTGAACTCAAAAGCCTAAGACTTTCAACAGAAGAATATAAATTATTTATAACTATAAAATATATAATTTATATAAACAAACAAATCATAAAAAATTGAAATGTTTTTTTCATAATTTTAAACGAAGCATAATTAAACAACAAACCAATAAAATGGATTTTCACACCGAAGATGAATTATGGGATCATATCACATATAATTACAATGAAGAAGAACAAATGATCGTATTAGAATTACAATCTTATTATGAAATTCAATACGGTAATAATTATGTAAGGACGATGGATGTAGAAAGATACAAAAAAAATAAAAAAAAAGATTCTACTGGTAAATTAGATATTCTTGCAAAAAAATATTTTGAGATTATTAAACAACAAATTGATAAAAACAAATCTAGATAGAAAACACTTTTGGTAAATAGTATATTGATAAAAACAAATCTAGATAGAAAACACTTTTGGTAAATAGTAATTTGTAATATAATTAATAAAAAAAGTTTTTTTTATCAACTAGATTTATTCTTAGTAAATATAAATATCTAAATAAAAACAATTATTGTCAATATAAAACTTAGAAATGATTTTTAACGTTCATCATCTGGAGGATAGACATATTGCCTCTTCAAAACCGTCGGGTGCCTCGGAGCACCCATCGGGGTTGTAGAAGTTAATATCAATGAACTAATTGAAATATTTCTTTCTGAAAGATTCTACAAATTTATCGGGAATGTTTTTTCTTTTAAAAAGATTTATTTTATCCTTCAATTGTCGTGGAGACGTTTCCAACATTGTTATAATGAAATAGAGTGAATACATTCCACATTCTGTATTACCTTTTTGATGTTGATTTGGTAAATTAGTATAATATTTTATCCGTATTCCTTCACTATAACACTGATTCAATATTAATTTGATCAATTTATTTATTTCATTAGGTATAGTATTAGCCGCACTATCGAAATAAAAAATAAAACCTTGTTTAATATCTATGAAAAGAGAGACCCAATGAGACCCCCCTTCATCATGTTTATCTAAATTAAAGATAATACCGATTTTAGTTTTATCAGACTTTATTTGTTTTTTAATATCAAAGGTACATAAATCTTTCCAAACACAATTATTACCTATTTTTGTATCAAAATCAATAGGTGTTGGACCGATAAATTCAAAATCATTATAGGCTTCTTCATATTGTTCAAGAACATTCAAAATATCTATATTACTTAACCATTCTCGTGGATTTTTTTCCCATTCTTTCGGTTTCTTTGGAGAAAAACTTAGTTTTTCTAAATACTTTCTTTCTTCATTTGATAATTGTTCTAACCAACAACTTTCGTTTTTACATTGTAATAATCGACCACTTAAATCTTTGATTATTTCATCGGGGTTTTGAGACAAAATAATACGATCCGGGAAATTTTTATTGAAAGCCTTTTTTATTTTAAAAATTGTTTCATTCGTATAACATGTACCTTTATTAATCGTTTTACCTTTTACACGTGGATTACAATTCATAACTTTTAATGTATTTGATGTTTTAGTCTTAGACCTTCCCTTCTTTGTCTTCATCGTATGTATATATATATATTAATGTGATAAAGAATTACATAAATTATATGATGAAAGTTATGACTATGAATAAATGGCATTTATTCATAGTGAGGGTTCATATTAAGTGAGGGTTGGCATATTAAGTCAATTTACCATTTTCTTTATAGGTTTCCCCCAACAATTAGCCACATTGCTTGGAATATAAGTTGATTTCTCATTTAATGATTCGAATATAACATCTGTTTCCTTATATACATCCCTTTCATTCTCCATATGATTCAAACAATTTTGTAAATATACCGTAAATGATAATGTCATCTCATTACCATATTTTGGATTATTATGGTTTCTTAAAAGTTCTTTTGTTATCGACATAATATCTTCAAAATGATATTGTATTTTGTTGTCATCATCATTCATCTGTTGGAATTTTTTATTATCAGTTTTTTCTAATACCCTTTTATAATGTCTTTTATTTATCATTAATTCGAGAGTTAAATTGTGCAAAATATCACTACTTTTACCTGATATAGAAGTTACTTTAGCCTCTTCGTCTTTTTCTGATTCATACATATCATCATTAGATTCATCATACATATCATCACAGTCATAGTCATCTTCATCATTTTGATTCATATTTCTTTATATATTATGTCTGAATAGATAAATTATACTTTTTGAACTTTTATATATAGGTATATCTTATACATAATAATGTCATCTGGAGGATTTATCGCTCGTTCAAGACGTTTAATGAAAACAAAACGTTCTAAATCTTCACGTTCTACCAAATCTAGACGTTCTACCAAATCTAGACGTTCTACCAAATCTAGACGTTCTACCAAATCTAGACGTTCAACCAAAAAAATGTTTGGATTATTTTAAACTCTCCTATATCGATGGGTACTACAGTTTAGGAGAGATATTAAAAAAAAATGATATTTAATTACAGAAGAACAAAATTAAAACTAAACTAACTAAACTATTCATTGACTTTCCAGTATATCACACAACCACTTTCATCTATTTCTTCAAGAATACTTGAATCTTTATCTTCAGATCCCATTGAACAACGTTCATTATATTCATCTTCAGCTTCATTATCCAAAGTATCTAATGTAAAGAAGAACGCTTCTTCTTTTTCAACATAATAATTTCTATCATGATTACTACGATCAAAACGTCCCAGTAAAATGGATACAATATCCTGCATTGTGTATCCTTTTTTTTCAATTATATCTGTAAATGTTTTAACGGATACTTCTTTATCACTATTTTCTTCATCGTCACTATCATCGTCACTATCATCGTCACTATCATCGTCAATTTCATTCTCATATTCATTGTCAATTTCACTGTCCTCGGGTTCATTTTGAAGAGGTGCTCTACAACATGGACATGCATTATTGTTTTGTAAAGCATGCATGAGACACTTGAAACAAAATTTATGTCCACATGCAGTTACACAATTATTTACATTGGATGTAATTTCTTCGTAACATATTGGGCATTCATTTTCAGACATTTCTTATTTATTACACTTTAGTGTTCGTATTTAATTATAACTCTTTTAAAATTTAGGAAAAAGTGTTTCAATTTTTTCTATTTTTTTCTATTTTTCTATATTTCATTTTATTTTTTTATTTAACATAGTATACAATAAAACCATTCCTATAATAGATGTAGTCAGTATTAAACTTTTGGTGACTAAATCTTTACCTTCATATCTTTCGCTAAATTCTTTTGAACCCGCCATAGGATTTGATGATTTGCTTTTTATTATACAAGAATTCGAACTCATGGATTCATTTTCTTTTAGTGCTGAATAGGAATTTTCTCCATGATTTTCAATTGTTATAAAATTATTCATTATGAAATATAAAAACATTTTTTACCAAGAAATTATTTTATTTGAAAAATTGATTAATATCATTCTTTGAAAGACATTAGAAATAAAAATTGATTAATATCGGCTAAAATATCATCTCGAATACTTAATAAATCACTATCTCTTTTACTATTTAAAATAGTATCCAAATTTATGAAAAAGTTTTTATATTCAATTATTTTTTTATTCATCGTATCAATATCATTCAAATCATTCAATACTAACGTTCTTTCAGCAATACAAATTCTAAGGGTACATTTTCCTAAAATAACTTCTACAAAACGGTCAATATTTTCTTCCAATTTCTCATGTAATTTGTCGGTAGCTTCATGTACTGAATAAGTTGATGTTTTCCAATGAAATAATTTAATTGTATTTAGAATTTCCAAGAATTTCTGTACCATGAATGATTTCTGTTTATTTGTTATAGCACATTTCATTGTTTTATTTTTCAAACGATTTCTTGATTTTAATGTCTTGGTCATAAAAAATTGATACAAATGTTTTATATATATTAAAGCCTATATATAAAACAATAATAAGAATGATGTTAACAAGATATTTATACATTAAAGATGAAGTGTCTCATTCCCTAATCTTATCATTATTTGATAAACATGAAGACGAGTCACTTTTTTGGGCATATGAATTATATTTCAGTGGATTTCAATTAGATGTATTTACTATTTTGAACACATTATTTGAAATGTATTACCATGAAAAAAATCCGGAATTAGGAACATATTTGAATAGTTTAATCATTGAATGGGATGATTTCAAGGAAAATCATGACATTCTTGGTAAAATAATTACTATAATGTTGAACCATTCAATCTCTTTAACTGAATTACTAAGGTCTAATCCTAAAAAGTATATCCAAGAAGGAGATGAAGGAGAGGAAGAAGAAGATGAAATTGTATGGGAAGATCATTGGGGTGATGTAGAATTTGAAAAGGAAGGAAACTCTATAGAAGTAGATTTTCTCCCATTCAGAACGAAAGAAAAAAATGAAATAAAGGGTTCTTTCTTAGAAACCGTATGTCGATACCCAATTAGAAGATACTATTGTAACATGGTCATTCAACCCGTTATAAGAGAAAATATTTCATCTGAATTCTGGTTATATTATGCAAGTTTTACACCACTATGGAAAGAAAGGATTCAAAAGTATGATGGTTTCATAAATCATACGAATAAACAAGTCACTTTCACCAATGAAGATAAAGAAGAATGTTTTTATGAATTATTTGATTATGAAATAGATGAACAAAGTATAGAATTAAAAGAACAATTGTTTTCAAAAGATACAAAAAAATATACAAAAATTTCATGGAAAGAATTTTATGACTATTATGGATATGAAAGTGTTTTCAGAAAATGTATCATTTAGTCAATTTATAAGTAAAATAGGTCGTCAAAGCCAAAAGTATTCCACCCCATAAACTATCCATAATCACTATTAATGGGTTCCAACTCTTGAACAACGCACATGATGTGGTTTCATAGACACCATATATCACTAATCCAAAAATAAAAGCATCAAAAATACTCTTTTTTTCTTTCAAAATAAAGTACCATAACCCACCAATTAGTAATATATAACACAATATAGTGCTTTGAATATTTACCTCTAAAGGTGTTCTTTGTATTTTGAAGATAAGTTTCGCAAACATGTTTTTACTTGAAAATAAATAGATTGAATCTAATAATAACAATATTATTGCGGGGATTAAAAAAGATTTTATATAATTCATTTGCTTTCTGTATATATATATTTGTACACACAAAAAATATGTGATAAGCTCTACTTTCCAGATGGATACCCAGGGATACCCGAGAGGAAAAGTAGAGCTTATCTATTATTTTTTTAGCATTCATCATAGACATTAAATTCATCCATTTATGTTGTATCTTTCAATCCATTGCTTTCGGCTTTCAGGCTATTAATTTCGGCTCTCAATTCATGAATTATATACTTCTTGGTGTTGTTTAGTTAATTCTATATTATATTCTAGTTTGAATTTATCCTCATCCTCTACCGGTAGGTCTTATTCAATTCATCCGAGTTTTCATTCCATTCTATATGACTAAATCTTTATATCAATAACGATAATATAATATTTATATATGTATATAATATGCGGTCAACAAAGAAAAAAATTCATCGTAAAAGATTAACGAAAAATAAATTAAGAAAAAATACATCAGGAAAAATTGGAAATAGAATACAAAAAAAAATGAAAAATGTCAATTTTCGTAAAAAAGGAGGGGGAATCAATATCACTTTAAAAAAATCAAGATTGGATAATACAAAGACGGTTGGTAAAATAAACGTTGGTAATGATTTTCCTTTGAATATTGATGAACGTTTATTAGAAATTAAAGGTTCAATTCATGACAAGAATGATCCAACTTTTTCAAAAACGATACAAATTGAAAAATTAGACTGATTTTCTATAAAAAAGTCATTTTTGTAAAACAATAATATGAAATTAATTTAATACTGTATGTTATAACATGTCGGTATATTCTAACAATAAAAATCGTATATTTATATGGAATGCATTGCAAACATTTCCCTTGTTCCATGAATCATTTAATGATCCTGAATCAAAAGAAAAATGGTTTAATCAAATTATTAATCAATTTCAATATCAGTTACCTCCATTAATAACAACAAATGATTTGATGAAAATTAATTGTGAAACAATTGAATTCATAATACAAAAATTAAAGACTAAAGATATAGAAATTGTACATAGAAATATACCATCAATGCCTCCACGTGTTGAGAACATAATTGTAGGTTCTGAATTAGATAGTCGGTATGTACAACGACAAAAAGAATACGAACTTATGAGAACTGATTTATCTCCTCCAGAGATAAATTTCAAAAACGCGGAAGTAGATGAACCAATAAGAAATATGGATCAGTTGATTAAAGAGCGTGATAAAGAATTTCAATTCAATCTTTCATTACCTATAAAAAATAATCCAGATATCAATCTTATTCATATTGACAATAATTCAATGTTACAAATACCAAATGATGTGATAGAATTAGTTGATATACATAAGAATAAAAAGCACGTGAAGTGGGCATCTGTGGAACAAGTAGATACCTCACAAAAAGTCATTGATATAGGTGTAACAGAAAAGATGACGATTTTAGAAACCAAAATAGATTTGAGTTATGATATTTTGAATAAAATATTGAAAATATTAGAAAAGGAATCACTATTGAATCCTGATATTAACAGGTATATTGATAGCAAAGTGTCGTTCCTTGAAAATTCTTTCATGAAAAAATCGTATTTGTAATATTTATTCCATAAAAACACTTGTAAAAATATCAAGGTTCGAGTGGTTATCAATATCAATATCAAAATCAATATCATCTTTTGTTTCTATAATAGCAAAATAATAATTCAAAATAACTCCGTCACATTCTTTCAAAACATCTTTAAATATTTCAGCTACGTGTTTAGATGGATTTTTCCATGCTCCACATCCCATTGCACCAAAAATAATAGTATCATGATTAAAATCAACCGCTGTTTGAATTATTAGTTTAATCTTATCTTTCAAAATTTCTACATCTTCATTTTTTAACATGATTTCATGTTCATGATTATCAATCGTTGTTTCTGGATATTTTAATGCTGGACAAGCAATAAAATTTAGCATCTCATTATTTTCAAGTAACTTCCATGCCATATTTTCACTTTCTTTTATCACACTTATAGATGGTGAATATATGGCTTCATTTGATAAAATTGGATAAAAGTCTTGTGTTAATGAACGGAAATAATTTGTTCTTCTGAATAAAGATTCTTCTTGAGCTCCTGATCCCGAACGAACGAACCCGCCGGCATAAAGATTATCTGATAGATTTAATACAAGTGGATTTAGTGTCTTGAAGGCTAAAGCACAATCAATTGTGTCCATATTAAAAATCATAATATTTGATTTATCGTATTTTTTTATCATCTCTTGGTTATTACAAGAAATTGTGACTTTTACCGATTTAGGAGGGCATGTCATCGCGTTGCATATATTTAAAGTGTCTTTCCAACAATTGATTCTTTGAGAATATACACAATCATAATCATCTTCCCAATTGTCTTCTAAATCATCCATCTTATTCAAATCACTACTTAAATCACAGCCAAAGTCAGTATAAGTAATGATTTTGATATTTTCATTTACTAAAGTATTCATTTATATAAGCAGTATATTATTGTTCGATGTATTCTCCGCGTATTCGTTTGAAAAGAAGTATTTTAATAGTTAAAATTATATACATTCATTATGGCATATAGTTTAAACATTCGCGATTATTCTCTAGAAGAAACGTTTGCGTTGTTTCATTTGGATTCATCCAAAATTAATCATATAACAATATATGATTTGAAGAAAGCGAAACAAGTTTGTTTATCCATGCATCCCGATAAATCACATTTATCATCTGATTATTTTTTGTTTTATAAAAAAGCATTTGATATCATTGCTCAGCATTATAACAATTATCATAAAGTAGACCAAGAAGTCACTACAAAAAATACCAATTACACGTATATAGATCAAGAACATGTGAGACAAATCAAATCTAAATTAGAGAATATGACAAATAAAAAATTTTCTGAAGTATTTAATCAATTATTTAATGATAACATGATTGAAAAGGTCGAAGACAAAAATGGATGGTTTAAAGATGAAAAAAATGTTTGTGATATTAATATTGAAAACGCAAAAAATTTAAACGAAAATATTGAACTTTACAAGGAAAGTCATAACAATAATTCGATTATTAAATCAAATAAAGTTAAATCAATAAAACCATCTATTGGAACATCATTATTTTGTGACTCAGATAATTCATACATTTCTAGTGATCCGTTTAGTAAGTTACAATACGATGATTTACGAAAAGTTCATAAAGATGAAACGGTTTTTTCTGTCAAAAAAAATGATTTTATAAGAATGAATTTATATGAATCTAAAGAAGAAATCATACAAGCAAGAAATAAACAAAATATATCACCAATGGATACAAATTCACAAGAATTTTTAGATAATAAATCAAATTCAAAAAAACTCGAAATGTTTAATAAGCAACATTACATTAATACAATACAAGATTCTAAATATGAAGATAAAAACAAAATCGTTTTAGCACACTTTATGCGATTATCAAATTGATATACTAAATCTTATTTTTTTTGAATTTTTGAAAATCTTCATTGCTTTCATATTCCGTTTTAATTTTAAAATTTTCTTTTTTTTTATCTTCCAGTTTATTATTTAATGCTCTCATATTTAGACAATGTGGTTGAAGCCATATTTTGAAAATTTCTGTTTCTTTAGTAATTACAGATTCTTCCTCTTTTGCCAAATCCATACTATTTATCATACTCATCTCAGACGTGTATATATCATACACTCCTAAAATAGCTGATTCTATTTCTTTTAAATCATTTTTAATTTCAACCTTAAAATTTGTTAGGTCGGTATATCTATTGTTCATATACTTTATGCAATGTTCATGATATATTCTATCCTCTGGGTCTGAAAATTTTAAAATTTTATTTTCAAAATCAACTTCAAACTTATCTATACATTCCTTTATTTTCAAACCACCTACATAATCATACTCTACATAAAAATTAAATAATAAATTTTTTGTTTCTCTATTCAATATTTCTGTTGATACATCATGGTAAGTACCTACATTATCAGAAATATGCTCAATTATATCGCAATTTATTCTACCTTTGAAGTTTTCAATAATTGATTCAATTACTGAATGATAGGATTCTGTGCTTGGTTGCCACATTTCAAATACTTAATAGGAATAATTATGACAATAAAACTATTTTATTTAAATTTTTTTAAATTTTTTTTCAAATTTTTTTTTAAATTTTTTTTAAATTTTTTTTAGATTTTTTTTAAATTTTTTTAAATTTTTTTAATTTTTTTTTTTTTTTTTTAAATTTTTTTAATTTTTTTTCTAATTTTTTTTTAAATTTTTTTTTAATTTTTTTTTAAATTTTTTTAAATTTTTTAAATTTTTTCTAATTTTTTTTAATTTTTTTTTAAATTTTTTTAAATTTTTTTAAATTTTTTTTAAATTTTTCTGTAAATTTTTCTTAAAATTTTTCTTTAAATTTTTTTTATTTTTTTTTTAAATTTTTTTATTATGACTACATGTATGATTCAATCACAATTATAAAAAAATAAGGAACTAATAATGACGAGGTAAGAAGATATAAACTTGTCTACATTAAAAACAACAATGTAATTATATGTTATGATTAATTACAGGATTATGAAAGAAAAAGATACTGTATTTGAGAGAAAAAGTGTCGGAGGACTTTGTTTGAAGATTCATGACACTCATACTGTTAGTAAGAGCAGTATAGATTCTCTGAGTCTTTCTCATATGACCATGATTGAGTCCCTTCTTCATAGAGAAATGAACTGTACTCCAGATGAAATTTTGAAAGTGTATATTAATAAAAAGAAGCGAATTAAGTTGTTAGATGATTATGTAACACGGTTACAAGATGATTATGTAACACGGTTACAAGATGATTATCGTTCATTTCGAGTTCAACATCAGAATTTTTTTAATGAAGAAGAACGCAAATAAGATTTGATTTAATGTCTATCCTCCAGATGATGAACGTTAAAAATCATGAAGTGATTTTTCACTTCATGATTGGAGATGTGGTCCCATTGGGAGAGTAGAGCTTAATATTATTTATTTGTATTTTTGATTTTATACATACATCAATTTTACAATTTTATTTGCCTCGAAACTTAGAGAGTAATTAATTTAATTTAAGTGAATTTGATTGAAGTTATCTTTTATTTTACTATCTACAATTACTTGAAAATGTTTTTCATATTGTTGCGGAGAGTCGTAATATAAATGTTTACTTTGTGGATTTTGTCCTAATTGACCAGACAAAGATACTTTAAAATAATTATATTCACCACTTCTTCCAACTAAAACATTCTCATAAAATCCAGTTTCAGCATTACGGATACGAGATCCCGGAGTATATTTTGTTGTATAAAATTTCATTAAAGTTCTAACACCATTTCTAACGAGAGTGATTGAATGACAACCATTATCTACAATCTTAGGTAGTCTTGAATACTTGCGTTCATACGAGTCAATTGTGAATATAGATGTGTCTTCTGAATCATCATCAAAGTGGTCAAATTGATATTCTTCTTCTTCAACGTACATTTTTTGTATGATGTATATTATAGTTATTAATAGCTGTATATGAATTTATACTAAATTTTCTTTATATTGTTTTTTATTGTATTATATGTAAAAATAATATATTTTGAGATTATTTAGACGTTTTATTATTTGCATCATAAATTGTAGACAATAAAATACGTATAGAATATATAAAAATGGTTGGTATAAATGAAATAAACCTGTTATCAAAGTTTTTCTTGGGAGAAGATAAAAAAAAAGAAAACGGACCAAGAAAATATAATAAAGAAACCGAAATAAAAAAAGATAATTTTAACGATAACGAAAGTGAAAACGATTTTTACAATAATAGTGAAAGCGACGATTCATACAGAAAATATATATTTTTAGAAGATGATAATAACCCCTTATCGAAAACATTTGGTGATTTCAACAATGTAAAGAATAAATACAAAATACATTTGTGTATTTATAAAATAAATACAGAATGTGAAATACCTTTTCTAGAATATCTATTCGATACAATTGATATACCTCAATTCATTAATATAATTGATTTCCAATGTCCAATTTTCACGGACAATGAAGATAGTAATACATATTTCATGAATCAATGTTTATTTAAATTACTAGATAATTTTGATATAAATAATGAATTTGGTACGAAATTATTTGATGAAATGTATAAAGGTTTTGTGGAATATGACGAGAATAACATATTTGTTATGTTTGAATGTAGATTTGATTCTAATGCTAAGAATACATCATGGTTTATTTTGGATGAAATTTTGTTTAAAGAAAAAGAGATTGAACCAATAATATTATTATTTTTTAATGAATATGATTTCATGACAAAAATTTATACTGAAAATATTATTTGTCCATTACCATCATTAATGTATTCATATAACGATAATAATAATTCAATAATTGATACAACTATGTCAATTTCTTGGTTGGGTGATCATAGTTATTTTACCAACGATGAATTGAGTTCTACAAAACAACGATATGCGGTATACACAGATAAAGCTAAATATATTTTGAGAGATATTTCAGAAATAACTGAAGAACAAATAAAATACTATATGACGAAGAATAATGATCAAGATGTTACATCAATATATTTTCATAGTAATAAAAATCAGTTATGGTGTATAAAATCAAAAAAAAAATTTACTAGGATATAATAATATAAAATATAAAAATATTATGGATCATTTAGAAAAAAAAAATAAGGTTTTCGATTTAATTAGTTATTTGATAACTAAAATCCATACTTTATTTTTAGTCGATTTTTTTCAATCTATCCAAAAAAACATTTTATTATATAAAGTATTTATTTCAATATATTTGTCCTTTATTCTAATCATATTCAATATGATTACGTATCATTTTTTACCATCTTCTAAAGACCTACACTTTTTTATTTTGGCTACAAATGCATGGTTTCAATTAACACGGATCACACTATTGTTGTTTTGTAATAATGATAAAGATGTCTTCAATTAATGTCTAATCTCCCGATGATGAAGAAATAACTATTAAAGAACGGACATTTTTTCCATTATTTAAAATTATCAAGAAAAATTAAGATCGAGTAAATAATATTGTCTTTATTATATGGATGAAATTATAATACCTTATCCTGAAAAATTAAAAAAAAACAATTATTCTGAAAAATCAAAGAGAGAAATCGAAATCCCGGATGGAATATCGGAAATAAATATGAATAATACAGTAGAATGGACAATTGAAAAAGAATTATTACTTGTAGAATGGGGTGATATGGCGAAAAGTTATAAATGGTTAAATGCAAAGTCACATAAAAAATATTCATATATGCATAAATGGTTTACAATTCCAACGATTATTCTTTCAACGTTAACTGGGACTGCGTCATTTGCTCAAGGTGGACTATCTATGACTACTCAAGATAGTGCACGATATGTTATAGGTTCAGTAACAATTTTTATTGGTATACTCAATACGATACAGCAATATTTGAAAGTAGCCGAATTAAAAGAGAATTATAGAATATCAACGATCCACTGGGATAAATATGCGAGAAATATTCGTATCGAACTTTCCAAACCACCTGTAGAAAGAATGAATGCAGAAAATTTTATTAAATTGGCTCGAAAAGAATTCGATCAGTTAATGGAAACGACACCACCGATTTCAGAAAAGATAATCAGGAAATTTAAAGAAAGATACATGGGTTTAGAAGAAAGTCTTCAACGTCAAAAATATGATATTTTGATAAAACCTGATATATTGGAGGATATGATTTCATCAAATAACAACTATAGACATAATTGGTATGATAATTCAAATAATGTCTGATAAAAATAAATATATAATTGTTATATATAAATAACATGTCATTAAACGATTTATTATTCGGTCCTTTAGATTCTGAATTCTGCCTATACTTTTATTTACTTTCCGTCATTTCTTATGTTTTGATGGTATTTGCCATCCTCGCTCTGTGTTATTCTGTATCAATGGGCTCAAAAAAAATGGATTCTAAAATGATTTATACATCATTACTTGGAGCGGCGGTCTATGGAGTTATGTATTTTCAAAACAGATTATTACATTCAATGTGTATGAAATCAGAGGGTTTTCATGCTTTAAATCACCCTGGTGAAAATAAAAAAAATCATATGTAATAAATCATATGTAATAAATCATATATAATAAACAATATAAAAAAGTCGTACATATAAAATATATACAGTTATGACAAAAATTCCAGAAAATTTCCAGAACATAATGATGGATATGGTGGATGATTTTTCCCAAACTTTTCCTGAGTGTTCTGAATTATGGTATCAATGGTCAAAAAAAAATATGGATTCTTTGGATGATGATTCAAGAAATATTGAATTTAGCAAATTATACAGTTATGTTGTATTGATTTATCCTGAGCGCTTTTTTGATATAATATATCAAAATGAGGCTATATTTTCAGATGATACTATAAACACATGCTTTTTACCTGGTATAGATTTTAAACAATTATTCAATTGTAATGGTATTAGTGAAAAAACAAGAAAAGTTATGTGGAATTATTTGAAATTGGTTTTGTTAAGTATTGTAGAGTCTGTAAAAGATAAAACTAAATTTGGTAAAGCTGGAACCACATTGGATGATATTGACGAAGGTGAATTATTAGAAAAATTAACAGAAACCATGAGTAGTATGACGGATTTTTTTAAGAATTTAGGTGATACAATCGATACCGATGCAGAAACCAAGGTTGAAGATGAACAAGAAGATAAAAATGAAGATGAAAATGAAAATGTTGGTGTTATGCCTAATATAAACGGCGTTTTTGATCATTTAAAAAGTCTATTTGATGGAAAAATTGGTTCTTTAGCAAAAGAATTAGCTGAAGAAATATCTGGGGATTTTTCTAGTATTCTAGGTGAAGAGAATATAGGTGATATTAGAAATACAAAAGATGTGATAAATAAATTATTAAAAAATCCAGAAAAAATAAAAAACTTGTTGAAAACTGTCAATGATAAATTACAGAATAAAATGAGTAGTGGAGAGATTACTCAAGACGAATTGATGAAAGAAGTGACTGAAATCATGAGTAAAATGAAAGAAAATGGAGGAGATATTAATTTTCAAGATTTATTCAAACAATTTTCGGGTATGGGTGGGGACAGTAAGAATGTTGAAGAAATGATGAAGAAAATGGGTGGTTTAGCGAGTGGATTAGGTGGATTAGGTGGATTAGGTGGATTGAGTGATATGATGAAAAATATGAGTGGTATGGGTAGTAAACCGAGAAAAAACAAGGACCAAGAGAGTTCAACCCTTTCTATGCAAGATAGAATGAAAAGTCGGATTATGGTAAAGAAGTTAAAACAGATGGAGGAACAGTTATTATTAGAAAAGAAGAGGAATGACGCCTTAAATTCATTCATACCATATGATTTCAGTGAGAATACACAATCCACGTTCACAATTAATGGAGAAGAAAAACAAGATAAAAGTCAAGTACCCTTGACTTTGAATAAGAAATCAAAGAATAAAAAATCAAAAAATAAGAAATAAGAAATAATAAAAAAATATATCTATATTTAATATGAAACTAACACAATTCATCAATATACCGGTGTTTTTAGGTAGTTTTTTTGTTGGAATTATATGTGTGTTCATAATGAATAATTCAGAGAGACGAAAAATAATTGTATATCCAACACCAGATAACGATGATGAAATTTTATATAAGGATAAATCAGATACATGTTTCAAATTCAAACATACACAAGTAAATCGTCCAATAAATCAAAATGAATTATCTGTAATCAATGCACAATAAATGTGTATAAGTTATATATACGGACAATTGAATGAATTTTAAAAAATTGCTATATACTGATATGGGTAAAATTTTGATTTCACTAATTTTAGGGATTGGATTAGCCTCATTATTTCAAAAAGTATGCAATGACAAAGAATGTCTCTTATTTAGCGGTCCAGTTATTCAAGAAGTAGATGGAAAAACATTTGAATATAATGATAAATTTTATAAATATGATGTGTCCCCTGTAACATGTAATAATTCGAAACGTATTATAGAAACATCTGAATTTATTCCTGTACATATAACCCCGTCTTTGTTTCAAACTGCAAAAAGTATATGGTCTCCGGCACCAACAACCATAGAAGTTCCAAGTACAAAGATTTAAGCTCTACTCTCCCAAGAGGAGAAGTAGAACGAGATGTTTTATCTCACGATGCAGTAAAAAATCATGAAGTGATTTTTCACGTTTAGCATCTAGAGATAAAACATTAATATACATAATATCATACTTGTTGTATAATATTATGAAAGATAGTACGCTTATTTCCGATTTACCTGGACCTACAGAAACACAGAAAGATACAACTGCCGTTGGGAATACCTATATGCCTATGAATATGCATGCTGACCCTTTTGGGAATAATAATTCAATTAAAGAAATTCAACCATATCCTCGAGAAGACAAAAGGCAATCAGGTGACAATGAGATACAAAGACTTCCATCGCGAGATATTGTCATGAATACAAATATTTATACTCAAGATGATGAAATTAAAGCGAATTATATTCCAAAAGTTAAGAATATTAAGGATTATGTTAGAGATTATGAAGAAGAAGAAAGTGAAAAAATAAAGAATCATAGAAAAGAAAAAAACACCAAGAATATGATTGAAAATTGGATGTCAAAATTTCAAGATTTGTTCTTGTTAGCCATTCTTTATTTTATATCACAAATGGGAATTGTAAGTAAAATATCAAGAATATATCTTACGAATTTAGGAATATTTGATATAGATGGTAATCTGAATAATAAAGGAATGGTATTAAAAAGCATTATATTTAGTATGATTTATTCAATTTCATCAAATATAGGTGATAGTATGTTTTAATGTCTAATCTTTCGATAATGAAATGATTTTCCACTGCATTATTGGAGTTATGTTATACTGTGTTAAATTAAAGATAAACTTTTAACGCAGTAATACCAAAAACTTGTACTAGTAGGGCACAGATGTTTTCATCTCCCGTCGGTGCTCCGGGGCACCGAATGGGAGATTAAATCTTGAAAGATGGCATCCAAGTCTATATGAAAGAAACATACCAGCAATTCCAGAAAACATAAGAGTCGCCCCCACAATTTTTTGTATTGTGAACGCTCTTATAATAAAATCGACACATTCGTTTATAGTGGACGGAAATTTTAACATTTTATAGTTTAGTATTTAAAATTGTATTTAAATGCTATTATTTACATTTTACTTTAAAATATGAGATTACGACCTAACAATCGAAATACGATTACCTTTTATAAAAAAAGTCGAGACTAATTTATTCATCGTGAATTTGATACTATTCCACAATTTATTCCCCTCATTTTCATTATTTTTAATTAATGTAAATTTTTCCGTCTTTGTATCATTGACTATATTATTGATATAAGTTTTAAAATTAGCATTACTATAATTATCAAAAATGAAATTGATAAACATGACAAAATTTGGTTTATAACCCGTCCCATAAGATGCTAAATAAACAACATAAACTACATATATGAAAAAAAAAAATAATACAATACTCATTTCTGATACCATTGATCCTGTCGACGGTAAAATTGTATAAACATTAGTCATTATATATTCTATAACGACTATAAATATATTAATCGTTCTAAACTAATATAAAAAATCCATTGTTTATACATTATAAATGTCATCCTCTCCCTTATTATTATCATCCCAGGAAAAACTGGATTTAAAGCGTCTTCTAAATGAAAACGAATCGGAAGATAATACAGAAACTATACGTAAATTAAAACATAGCAAACAAATTCAAGAAGATATTCATCAATTTGGTTATTTAAAAAATCTTTTTTTTGGGTCTTTACCAAAAGATTTATCTAAACTATCTTTAGAAGATTCCAAAAAAAAACAATCTGATTTTGAGAAAATGGCACAATTGAATTGTGATTTCTTATATACAGTCTATCCTGAAATTTTCAAAAAACTAATGAAGGATGAATTAGACCTTAATATTATGGTGAAATTGGTCGAAGTTCTAAAATTAATTGAAGATAATAAAACTGACCAACATGAAGCATCTGTTATATTTGGTAAAATTTTAAAAGAAATGTATATTGATTCAGCTATAAGACATGGTGATAATTTAGATGAAGAAAATCGTGTTGTTCAATTAAAAGAAGATGGAAAAAATATGACTTGGGAAGAGTATAAGCTAAATAAATCTAGATAAATAGATTGGATTATATAAAATGATGTATATAAATTCAAAGTGATATAAAGATAAAATAATATATTTTATAGACCCGTACTCGTAAGAAAGAATCATGGTAAAAAGTTTCAACGAAAAGTTTACAGTAAATCAGGAAATAAGTTATAATGACCATTTTGACACATTTTCATTTCCATTAAGTGATTTCCAAAAACATTCTATTAAAGCAATCGTAGATGGAGATCATTCGTTGGTTTGCTGTTCAACTGGTAATGGTAAAACCGTTCCAGCTATCTTTGCCATACAATATTTCATTAATCAAGGAAAACGTGTCATTTATACGGTACCAATAAGAAGTTTGGGAAATCAAAAATTCTATGATCTTTCCAAGCAATTTCCTGATATTACTTTCGGTTTATTGACAGGAGAAGTAAAGACCTTTCCGAACGCTCAAGTACTTATCATGACTCAGGAAATATTGATGAACTATTTATTCGTATTGAATAATGAAAATAAAGACCAGAAATTACAATTTCAAATTGATATTCAAAATGATTTAGCCGCTGTTATTGTGGATGAGTGTCATTTTATTATGGATGAAAATAGGGGTCATGCCTGGGAGTCTACTTTTTTAATGTTACCGAGTCATATTCAATTGATAATGCTTTCAGCAACATTAGATAATCCTTTGAAATTGGCATCTTGGATAGAAAATCGTTATAAAGATGATAAAAAGGAAGTGATTATTTCATCGACAGATAAACGTATAGTTCCCCTTATTCATCATGCCTATTTAACAACGGTCGAATCCATTTTTAAGAAAGTGAAAGATAAAACGACCCAACAACAGATTAGACAATCAACAAATAAATTATTGGAACTAAAGACTGAAAATGGTTGTTTTCAAGAATCCACCTTTCAAGAAGTAAAAAGAATCAAGACTCTTTTCGAAAATAACCAGGTCTATTTAAAACGTTCCCATGTTTTAAATAATTTGGCAAAATTATTATGTGACCAAGAACTTCTTCCCGCTATTTTCTATAATTTTAGTCGTAAAAATGTAGAAATTTGTGCCAATGAAATAACAACAAATGTTTTAGAATTTGATTCTAAAATTCCATACACTATTAGAAATGAAATTGAACAAATTGTTCGAAAACTTCCTAATTGTAAAGAATATATGAATTTACCCGAATATGAACGACTGGTATCATTAATGGAAAAAGGAATTGGATTTCATCATAGTGGTATGATTCCTGTTCTCAAAGAAGTCGTCGAATTATTTATTTCAAAAGGATATATAAAAATACTTTTTTGTACGGATTCATTTTCAGTTGGATTAAATTGTCCTATTAAAACCACCGTTTTTACAGGTATCACTAAATTTGATGGTATAAATAATCAATATTTAGAACCTCATTTATATACACAATGTAGTGGTCGTGCCGGTAGACGTGGAATTGATGTCATCGGACACGTGGTTCATTGTAATAATATATTTGAACTTCCCGACTTGACATCTTATAAAAAAATACTATGCGGTAAACCTCAGAAATTAGAATCAAAATTTCAAATATCTTACAACATTATTTTAAATATCATAAAAAATGCGGGTGGAACTGGTAATTATGATTTATTTTATGAATTTATTAAAAAGAGTATGATTTATAATGAAATAGAATCCTCGATTTCAGAATGTCAAAAAGAATTAGATGAATTAGAAAAAGAGATGAAAACTAAAACGACCGCTATGCAGTACTTGAGAACCCCAATAACTATAATAGAAAAATATGAAGAATTGCAGGGTCAAGAGAATTCTAATCGGAATAAGAAACGCAAGGAAGTTGAAAAACTAATGACGGCAATTTTAGATGATAATAAACATTTTCTTAGTGATTTTGAATCTTATAGAAATTATCTAAATTTTAAAAACAATATCATTATGAAAAATAAGGAATTATATGATATCAAAAATTATATTGAGAATAAGATATTGGATATATGTCAACTATTGGTGAAAAATGATTTTTTGTTACTCGATGATATGAGTTACACTTTTACACAAAAAGGAAGAATTGCTTCTCAATTAGCTGAAATACCTCCTTTGATTTTTTCGGGATTTTTATCTGATTTAAACCAATTTCAAACGAAGGAAATTATTGGAATATTAAGTTGTTTCACTGATATTCGTGTAAATGAAGAATTCAAAATTATTAATTGTAAAAACTGTCCGATGAAAACGTTTCTCGATAATGTCAATGAATCTTTCTTCAGATATCATGACTATGGTTTAGATCTTGATTCTAACTCTATCGTATATGATCTTATAGACGACGTTGAAAATTGGTGTGATTCTGTAGATGAGAAAGACTGTCAATTTATCATACAAAATTCAATTAGATCAAAAGGAATCTCTGTCGGAGATTTTTCAAAGGCGGTTTTGAAAATATCGGTCATAAGTAAAGAATTGATCAATGTTTGTGAAAATGAAGGTTTTATTGAATTACAACATAAATTGTCACAAATAGATGAGAAAATATTGAAATATGTTTGCTCAAATCAAAGTCTTTACATTTAATGTCTTCTCTCCCTTCGGGACCACGCTTCGTAGAGTAGAGCTTGATCAATTATTTATTAGGAAATCTATAAAATCATTGTCATCCATATTATCCGAGTAAAAAGAATCACAATTGGACATATTAATCATATTATTTATAGGGTCGTAAACATTTTTATCAATTTTTTTTTGACAATTTTCTTCTATGATTTCACTTTCTTCATTATCATCGATTTCTATTATGATTTCGTTGCCCTTTGCTAATTTGATTTGAATCTTTTTTTCTTTTGGTATCTTAATCTTTTTTTCTTTCGGTATCTTAATCTTTTTTTCTTTTGGTATTTTAATCTTTTTTTCTTTTGGTATTTTAATCTTTTTTTCTTTTGGTATTTTAATCTTTTTTTCTTTTGGTATTTTAATCTTTTTTTCTTTTGGTATTTTGATCTTTTTTTCCTTGACAATTTTTATTTTATTTTCTATCATTATTTTGAAGTATATGTTGAGAGATTATATTTGATTTTTAATGATTCATCGGGATAAAATATAAAGAAATTAAAAGAATTTTTTTCTAAATTTAAAAAAATTTAGAAGAAATTTTAAAAAATTAAAAAAAATTTAAAAAAAATTAAAAAAAATTAAAAAAAATTTAAAAAAAAGTTGAAAAAAATTGAAAAAAATTAAAAAAAAAATTTAAAAATTTAAAAAAAAAATTTTAAAAAATTTAAAAAAAATTAAAAAAAATTTAAAAAAAAATTTAAAAAAATTTAAAAAAATTTAAAAAAATTTAAAAAAAAAATTTAAAAAAAATTTAAACCGCATCTTTAATATAAATAAATGTGTCTTAGGTTTTTGACTGTGATGCTATAGTACGTTTAGTAGAAAATATGACTTATAATATTATAACTGAATAAAGATAATATACATGATGTTATGTTATTTTTAATTTCACAATATATCTATATCTATATTTTCATGTCAAAAACATATGCTGACTATATCAAATTAAAAGTAATAACGAGTGATTTATGTGACCAAAAAAGGCTTCCAGCAATAATATCTTCAAATAAGTATACATTATACAAAGGCTATGCTGTAGAAAATTGTACCAATACTACCACTCCAACATTCACAATATGTAATGGTACAAATTTAAGACCTAATCGAGTTTTATTTACACATCAAATGTTTGATTTGGATGAATCTCCAAAATATAAAAAGAATGTTGATAATATATCAAAATTTAGAAACAAATGTAAATTTCAATGTATATCCAAAGTAAATATATGAATATATAATATATACATATCGAAAGTTGAAATATTGAGATAAATATATAAAGAAATGAATATTATCCATATCTATATATGAATTTATTTATATACATTATAAATAAAGTCATATCTCAGTATACAAATGTCATGAATATCAGATTGGTTGAGTTATCAAGTGTTTATAACACCAATCAAACAATAACTGAATACAAATTCAAGTATTTCAGGTTTTTTTATGACAATATATTTATACCCGAAATGATAAAAGATTATCATTTAGATATATTTGAAAAATCTCAAAAAATATATCATATTTTTGATAAATTAGCCAGAATTTATAGGTTGAAAAAATCAAAAATATATAATGATTGTGATCTTTCTATGGTATCATTAGATATAAATAACAAAAACACTATTGGAATATATCAAAATCATTTTATTTATTTATTCAGTAAAAGGGATTTAATAAAATCGTTAAATGCTTCATTGTCTCATTCACCCAATTTTTTTTCGAAACCAATCAAGATAAGAAATCCATATAATAATCTTGAATTTAGCAATACACATATATACAACATATATAAATTTATTAATGAAGGTGATATGAAAATATCAGACCTAATTCATGCTTTTTACAATAGCAACTTTGACATTGATATATTATTAAGATATCATGAACCTATAATAAGAAATTATGCTATCAAATCCTATGTTAAAAATAGCACAAATAAAGATTTAAAAGAATGCATACTTGACATGATTGATGAATATAGTCCATATATGGAAATAGACAATTTATTTCCCACAATTGAATTGATATCAGGATTAAAAAAGTATTTAGAAAGGTATTTGTTATTGCAATATTCTTTGTATAGGAATTTTAATAATGAGAGCTCATCACTGAGAAGAGATCTTTCTATATTTTATAACTTGAATCCATATTTCGGAAAAAGTATCATAAATATTGGAGAGATTTTTTCAATAGATAATGGCGAAGCTACCTTTCTAACAGTTGAAGTTATTCCCGAAATATTTCTAAGAATATAAAATGATAATATATATTATAATGGACATAAATGAATATAACGATAAGTTCTATGGTGTATCAGATGCATTATTACATGGACAATACGATCGTGTAAATGAAATTAATGATAAAATATATGAAAGGAATATTCCAACATTGCATAATAATAATTTAGAAACGAATTTTGATATAAGAAGTGTCCCAACACGAAATTGTTTTGTGTTCCCTATTCTTGATAAGAAAACAAATATCCCACCACTAAAAAATGTCCAAAAGGTCGAAGATAGTTTTATGCCAGTGCATTCGAAAGGTCCTGTAAAGAAATATTTAGAAAACATTCATATTGAATCTGAATTAAGGAATCAAATTTATGCCTTGCAACATGGTGCTGAACAATCGCAATATGTTCCATCGTCAAAAAGTGAACTATTTAAAGTTCCTATTCCTATAACAACAAATCATATCAAACAACCATTTGAAGGATTATTTCATAGAGAATCTTATCATACAACTGGAAATGATTTTGTTAACAAATCTCAAATGGGAAAAAAACTGTTTAATAATTGTACACAAACACAAATGGGAGATATTTAAATAAATTCCGTGTATACTATCCCCGGAGGGGCACCCATCCGGAGAGTAGAATTGTCTGAAGGATAGTCATTAAGGTGTAATATCCATATTTTCATTATTTTTCATTCTATAATAATTAATTGTTCTATCACGTTTTGTTATAGCGGTATTTCTTTTATCTACCATACGTCTATCCCTGTGATTTTTCATTGTCTTATTCTTCTGTATCTTTCTATTTTGTCTTTCTTTATGAGCAAGATAATTTTTTCGTTTCGTGTTCTCAAGTGAATCTGCTTTTAATTTTTTTGCCAAATTAATTTTACGCTCCAAAGATTCGTCATTTTTTAATTGTTGAGCTCTTTTTATTTTCCTTTGAAGTGAATCTTTCATATTTTCTTCTTTTATGTCATTTATTTCTTTTTCTTCTCTTTCTTGGTTTATTTTGTTTTCATTTAATTTCAGTTCTTTGGCTCTCTTTATTTTCATTTGAAGTGATGCCTCTTTTCTTTCATCTGATTTCAATTTGTTTGCCCTGTTTATTTTTTGTTGAAGAGATTCTTGTTTTCTTGTTTCTTTCTCATCATTTCGTTCTTTCTCATCATTTCGTTCTTTCTCATCATTTCGTTCTTTCTCATCTTTTCTCTTTTTTTCCAAATCATTTCGTTCTTTCTCATCTTTTCTCTTTTTTTCCTGTTTTTTTAGTTCATTTGATTTTTGTTCGTGTGATTCTCTTGTTTGTTCTCGTCTTTTTTCATTTGATTCATTGCTATTCCTATTTTTTCTTGTCTGAGATTGTGGAGTATTTTTAGATAATATTTCAGTAATTTCAATTATATATTTTGAAAGTGATGAATGATATTGCTTAGATTCAGATGTTGGATTATCTAAAAAACTTTTTGAAGAATTATAGAGTTGGAATAATTTTTTTGCTGACTCGATGTTGGTTATATTTTTATCAGGATGAGCAAAAAATGTTTTTTTTTTGTAATTTTTATTTAAATTACCATCCTCATTTTCTAATATATCATTTGCAGTTTTCTTTAAGTCGTCTAAATTTCTGACATTTACCGCTAATATATCTAGAATACGTAAGAATTCGTCCTTAAGCTTATTTCTAGGAGGCATGATTGATATATATATATACAATTATATTGTGCGTGAGTATAAAGATAAAAGAATATATATCTATCATAAACATATTAAAATGCAAGAGTTCAACATTGACGATCTTGAACCTATTAATATTAGATTTAGTGATGACATTCAAAACAATTCGACCAATTTTGGAACTGGAGCTGAATTATTAATGAATGATAAGAAAAGAAGTTCTTCTTATTCAAATACTAACATAGATTTAGGAGAATTGGATAAATTGGAAGAAGAACTAAACGAATTAAGTAATAATAATCAATCTTCTAACAATGGAAATACTAAAACACTCCGAGGATTTGCAAGTAATCTATTTAATTTCGGCTCTAAAACAGAAGAAAATAATGATTCAAAGTTGGGAACTGCAACAGCGAATAGTGTCAGTGGTGTCACTAAATCATTTGATGGTTTTTCAAAAATGAATGATGTTCCAGTTAATTTTTCTTCTAATCCAACGACTTCTGAACGTGAAAAAAGGAGAAAAAAGAGGATGATGATTAGAAAATTAGAAGAATGGCAACAAAGTGGAAAGGTGAAAAACATATCGAATTTTAATATAGATTCTGTTTTTGAAGAGGTTGAAGATGAATATGAGTCAGCATTAGAAGATAAACGTAAAAGTGATAGTATTAAAGTTCAAGGACAATTGTTTATGACATTTATTCATACAATTGAATATTCAAATGCTTATTTTGATCCTTTTGATGTTAATCTAGATGGTTGGGGAGAACAAATTAATGAAAACTTGGATTCCTATGATGAAATCTTCACAGAATTATATCAAAAATATAAAGGTGGGAAAATTTCACCAGAGATATCATTATTATTACGTCTTGGGTTTTCAGCATCGGTCGTTAATTTCACGAATAAGGCTCTTTCATCCGCTACACCTGGTTTTAATGATGTTATGAAACAAAGTCCTGAATTGATGAAAATGTTTACAAAAGCTACAGTTGATGCAATGTCACAACAAAGTCCTGGATTTAATTTTGCTAACACAATGCTTCATAAAGATGAGCCAAATAATACAACCTATGGACCTCCTCCGGTAGCAGTTGAAACTAAATTACAACCACCATCTCAAAGACCAATGAACAATATGCAATTTACACAAAGACCGGATATAGTAGCTGGACGCGGTAACAATACAATGTTCCGAGAACAAGGGATTGATATTAACAACAATCAAGAAAATTCAAATTTTCAAGAACGTAGAAATATCAACACTCACAGACAAGAAATGAAAGGACCTCAAAATATTGATATTGATACATTATTATCAGGTTTGAAGGTAAATCAAGTGATTGATGAAAACGATTCGTTGATAAGTACGGCGTCAATGCGGGATATGATGAAACAACCCTCTTTAAAACCAAAACGATCGTATAGAAAAACATCCGAAAAAAATACTATTTCATTAGATATATAGTGAAATATATTTGTGAAAAAAATGATATATAAAACTCTTGATTTAATATAATAAATGTCATTTATTATATTAATCGCATCATTTATTAGAAATACTAAATTTATGATACTAAATTTATTAGAAAAAATTTTACATAAAATTCTTTACAATGTAATATTCTTTGTTAATATGATTCAATGTTCTACAATGATTTATAAATTTAATTTTTATATCGATACTTATATTCATAATGTGTCGATTGAACCATTCGGTGATTGGGTCAGTATTTCTTGGTTTGAACCATATTTGAACTCTACTCTCTATCATGAAGTGGTCCATAGTACAGAGACTGTATCCGTTGCACCCATCATTTCTAAAAATACATCTACTCTAATTGTATTAAAATTTAATAAAGATTACATTACCCGAGTATTAGAATATGAACAAGAACATCTAAATATCATTGAAAATTTAATAGAATTAAAGATAATTGCTTCAAATGTGCGTTTCATTAATATCGAATATACTTACCCGGGAATCAAAAATGTTGTGCAAATCACATTACCAATACATTATTTTATTAGCGGTAATGAAATACTTTCATCTACATTCATTTGTAGATATATAAAGTACAATTATGGAAAAAAATGTAAATTTGACGATAATTATACTTTACTTGTGATTGATGATAATATTAAATCTTTTACTTTAAACAAAAATCAGTATGTATCATTAACGAATGAAAATTATATAATAAAAAATTTAGAGTCAGATATTAGTATTGTTTCGGTTCCGGTCTTGATACAACCGATTTGGAAATATTAATTTATCAACAGTTGTTTTTACATTAAATATAGCGTGCAGCACAATTCCCAATAAGAATAATCCTAAAATAACATATTGTGGTTTGAGTTTTGTTATATACGCAATAATTAATCCCACTAATATGGTGGAAATAATATCTACTAATGCCATACTCATAAATCGATATTTGTGAACACCTGTCTTTGGTTTACCGAAAATATCACTATATTTTCCAAGACCAAACATTATATATTATATATAATATATTTATAATAAAAATGACTTAAATAGAAATCATTACATTTGTTGATGAATGAATTAATAGAAGGTATTCGAGGTGCGCAAAATTTATGTATTGATGAAATTATTAACAAAAAGACTCAATATGATTATATAGATTATAAACCATACGACAAAAACAATATTGATATTTTGTACACAAACATCATTTTGAAAAAAATAATTAGAGAGGAATGTTTCATATGGTTTAAGCCGAAAAAATATTCAAATTCTTTTGGTGGAGAACAATATTATAGAAATCATAAATTCAATTTTGAAAAATTACCTTTTCAAAGTGAAACTTTTAACCCCGTTAATTTCTATCATTGTAAAACTATCAACAGAATACAAAAAACAGCTTCTATTTCCTATGAAAATTTGGCACTAACGAATATATGGGTTGTCATTGATAATCCAATGAATCTGAAACTTAATGTTCTTGTGGATACTTTATCATTAGGAAATAATTTTTATTATCAAAAATATCAATCAAATGATATTGAAAGTGAAATAAATATTTTAGCTTCGATTTTTAAAGTAGATGGAATACAATATAAAAATAATAAAATTCTCATTCCATTTATATTACCTTATAATGGTTTTATACTAAATGATATTCCTGATGAGGTAACTGTTAATATTAAAAAAAAAAACAATATTGTAATAGATTTTACAGTGTATGCTAATATTTGTAATACTAATGTCTTTCCTTTACTGTCAAACACAACTAATTTAACTCATAAATTTGCATTTGTAACTTATCAAACGCAGTACACTGGAACAGAACAAATATTAACAAACAAAAACAAAATTAATTTAAATTTTAATCATCCAGTTTATGTTATATATATCATGAACATTTCGAAAGAAAAGGTCGAATCGATTAAATTGTTGTTAAAGCCTAATAGAAATGAGATCTATATTGAATATAAATTGAATGATATTGAATGGTTTGATAATTATGCTATAATTTGGTTTAATAGAAATTTTTTAGATATAAAAGAATTGAATAATAATACAATTAATTGTTCAATGTTCCATAGAATACAATTAATTATCGAGAATTCATATGTTATAGAGCAGGATATTAATATAGTGGCTGTTAATGTCAATTCAATAATCAATTTAAGAGGACTTTCGGGAAGAAAATTTGGATGTTAGAATTGGCTTTCACAAAACGCATTTATAATAAAATTGATTTAAAAAGATATGTCTTCATTAGAAAACTACTTAAGTACAAATCATTAAATTTGTTAATGAATGAATTAATAGAAGGTATTCGAGGTGCGCAAAATTTACATATTGATGAAATTATTAACAAAAAGACTCAATATGATTATATAGATTATAAACCATACGACAAAAACAATATTGATATTTTGTACACAAATATCATTTTGAAAAAAATAATTAGAGAGGAATGTTTCATATGGTCTGATACAAAAAAATATTCAAATTCTTTTGGTAAAGCACAATATTATAGAAATTATAAATTCAATTTTGAAAAATTACCTTTTCAAAATGAAACTTCTAAACCCGTTCATTTATATCATTGTAAAACTATCAACAAAATACAAAAAACAACTTCTATTTCCTATGAAAACTTGGCACTAACTAACATATGGGTTGTCATTGATAATCCAATGAATCTGAAACTTAATGTTCTTGTGGATACTTTATCATTAGGAAATCATTTTTATTATCAAAAATATCAATCGAATGATATTGAAAGTGAAATAAATATTTTAGCTTCTATTTTTAAAGTAGATGGAATACAATACAAAAATAATAAAATTCTCATTCCATTTATATTACCTTATAATGGTTTTATACTAAATGATATTCATGAATATGTAACTGTTAATATTAAAAAAAAACACAATATTGTAATAGATTTTACAGTGTATGCTAATATTTGTAATACTAATGTCTTTCCTTTACTGTCAAACACAACTAATTTAACTCATAAATTTGCATTTGTAACTTATCAAACGCAGTACACTGGAACAGAACAAATATTAACAAACAAAAACAAAATTAATTTAAATTTTAATCATCCAGTTTATGTTATATATATCATGAACATTTCGAAAGAAAAGGTCGAATCGATTAAATTGTTGTTAATGCATTATAGAAATGAGATCTATATTGAATATAAATTGAATGATATTGAATGGTTTGATAATTATGCTATAATTTGGTTTAATAGAAAATTTTTAGATATAAAAGAATTGAATAATAATACAATTAATTGTTCAATGTTCAATAGAATACAATTAATTATCGAGAATTCATATGTAATAGAGCAGGATATTGATATAGTAGCGGTTAATGTCAATTCAATAATCAATTTACGAGGACTTTCGGATAGAAAATTTGGATGTTAGAATTGGTAGAGTAAGACACTGCATCGGTAGAGTAAGACATCTGGCTCTACTTCTCCTCTCGAGTATACAGGGGTACCCATCGGTAGAGTAGAGCTTAAGTCTATTTTCCTATCTAGGTTAATAGTCAATGATTGCATTGCTAATTCAATAATTTCAGTCATTTTATTTGATTGTGTTGTTTGTAATACTCATAGTAAAAAGATAAAACCATATCAATTTTTCTATTTTTCTATTTTTCTATTTTACTATCATAGTGATTTGTCATGTTGTAAAATATAATAAAAACGATATAAAGACATTTTTATAATCTATATTATGATATATAGTCAAATATAACATAGTATATAGATTATGACCCCAATTGATAATGAAAACGATAATAAATTGCTCGGATCATGGAATTTATTATATCATTTACAACAAGACAAAGACTGGAAATTGTCAAGTTATAAATATATTATGAAAAATATTGATAGTGTCGACAAATTGATCACAATTAATGAATCTATCCCAAGTGATATTATTCGATATTGTATGTTGTTTGTTATGATTGATGGAGTAACACCTATGTGGGAAGACGCAAAAAACCGTAATGGTGGATGTTTTTCGTACAAGGTTACTAATAAATTAGTGCCAGGAGTTTGGAAAGAATTAATGTATTGTTTATGTGGTCATACATTAATGGTCGATAAGAAAAATATGGAATTAGTAACCGGTGTTACTATTTCTCCTAAGAAAAATTTTTGTATTATCAAAATTTGGCTTTCAAATTGCAAATTGCAAGATCCAACTGTTATTACTCCGATTGAAAATATTTCAGAAATGGGTTGTATTTTTAGAAAACATGAACCTGAATTTTGATTAATTACAATATAACATACTCCATGTTTTAATTTGTAATTCTATCTGTTCTTGAGTTTGTACAATAATAACATCAATTTCATTAATATCATCAAAATCATCAATAAAAACGTCAGGGTTTTTAATATCTAAATCATTAATATCCATTTTTTTAAATGTCTCTGTTACTGTCTCTGTCACGGTTTCTATTACGGATGAAATTCCTAATACTGTTTCTGTTACTAATTTGATTTTTTTTTTCTCCATTGTACGAATTTTATTATATATTTGTTTACTGTTGATAATATGATTTACACTTTTATTCCTTTCCAAATTATTTATTAATTTCATCAAGGTTTGTCTGGTTGTTTTTACCATATTTGCGATTATAGTGTTATGAAATTATGATTGTATAATGATATTGCCTTTATTCAACTGTCCTGCAAACGTTTGAATCGTTTTTTTTAATTTTTTTTAATTTTTTTTTATTTTTTTTAATTTTTTTTATTTTTTTTAATTTTTTTTAATTTTTTTTAATTTTTTTTTATTTTTTTTAATTTTTTTT